GACTCGTTCTTCCAGTCGCTGCCAGACTTCATCAATCTGTGCAACGTCCTTTCTGGAGACAGCTTCGACCCCACCGTGTTTGACCCAGCCGACGCTGGAGAATGCGCGTGGGGCATGACTGAAGCTTTGATGCTCAGTCCTCCCGAGGACGACGAGCAAGAACCGTTTACTCAGGAGATCGTTGACTATATCTCCGAGATGCTGAAGTCTGAGGGTATTCTTACGCCTCCAGACATTTTGAAGGTCGGTCTGCGCAAGGACTACAAGGAAGTTATCGAGAAGGTCAGGTACGACTTCTCTGACGACCCCGAGATGTTTCAAGCCATCTTTGAGACAGAACAGTCCAAGACGCAAGACATCAACGACATGATCAAAGCCAGACTTGCTGCCATGGTGCAGCAGCTGGAAAAACTGCCACTGGCTAACGGCGACGCTTCTGGCGCTGCCCGAAAGCTGCTGGCGTCTTTGCCCAAGTAAGCAACTCAAAGACAGTTTCTCTTAACCAGGCCCGAAAGGCTGAAAGGTACTACCATGCTTCGTGACGCTCAAGAAGTCGAGAACAAGATTCGTAACTACATCCGCAGCGGCGTCCAGGTTGTCCACCTGGTGTGCGGCGGCCAGATCAACGCCGCCGAGCAGATGCTCAAGAAGATTGCGGACAACCTTAACCTGGACTTCAGGACCTGGGACCCCGCGAAGGGGTTCGGCACCAACAACATGATCAACCCTGTCCAGGCGCTCGAAGCCGTTGCCAGCGGCGAGAACGCCGTTCAAGGCAACGCCATCGTGGCGATGCACGACCTGCATTACGACCTGGGCGCAATCCCAGCCCTCGTCTCCAGCCTGAAGCGGCTGGTGTCGATGCAGGCGTTCAACAATGGCCGTCAACGCCGCCCGCTGTTCATCCTGACCACGGGGTCGGTGATGAATCCCGACGTCATGCCCTACATGAAGATGGTCGAGATGGTGCTGCCAAACCGGCAGCAGCTGTCCACTGTCTTTGAGAGTATCCAGCAATCGATTCGCGACGAGTCCCGTCGCGAGTGCACTCAGGATTTGCGACACCAGATCGTCAACAGCCTGTCTGGTCTGACCTGCCCTGACGCTACCGACGTGCTGGCCGAGTCGGTGCTGACTCACGGGCGGTTCTGCGAGGAGGTCATGGACACGGTCGAGGAGGAGAAGGCGTTGCTCCTCAAGAAGTCCGAGGTGCTGACCTACGTCTCCAAGAAGGAGATCATGTCCAGCACAGACCTCGGCGGCTTCCTGGAGCTGAAGAACTGGCTGAACCGCCGCAAGGTCGCCTACACCGAGGAGGCCGAGCGGCTGAAGCTGGCCATGCCGAAGGGCATCGTTCTGCTGGGTGTGCCTGGTACCGCCATGCCGAAGGGCATCGTGCTGCTGGGTGTGCCTGGCACAGGCAAATCGGTCTGCGCCCGTGCCATCGCCAAGCAGCTGCACCTGCCGCTGCTGAAGATGGACATCGGTGCCCTGTTCAACTCCCTGGTCGGCGAGTCCGAGCGCCGCACCCGTGAGGCGATTCAGGTCGCCGACAGCATGAACGGGTCAGTTCTGCTGATCGACGAGGCCGACAAGGCGCTCGGCGGTGCGGTCGAGAGCTCTGGCGACAGCGGCGTGACCCGCCGCATCTTCGGCCAGCTGCTGACCTGGCTGGCTGAGAAAACCACCCGCACGTTCGTGGTGATGACCATGAACCGCGTGGCTGGTATTCCTCCCGAGATGCTGCGCAAGGGCCGTTTCGACGAGGTGTTCTTCGTCGATACTCCAGACGCCGACGAGCGCCGTCAAATCTTCGAGATTCATATGCGCGCTCGTGACATCGACCCCACCTCGTTCGACGCCCACGAGTGGACCGAGATCATCGAGGCTTCCGAGGGATTCGTAGGTGCCGAGATTCAGAACTCGGTCTCCGACGCGCAGCTGAACGCATACGAGATGGACCCATCGACCGAGGGCAAGTTCACAGCGGCCCAGCTCGTCTCCGAGCTGAAGCTGGTGAACCCCGTCACCAAAGTCGATCCCATCAACATAGAACAGATTCGTTCGTTCGGGGCTGAGCGGGCTCGCAACGTATCTGGCCGCAGCCGCAAGGTCGTGCGCCAGCATGTTCGCGCCATGGACATGACCATGGGCGATCCAAACGCTAAGCGCTAAACAGCGCTGTTTACACAGTTTGAACAGGGGGAGCACTCACTTCGAGTGCGCCCCCTTTTGGAAGGGGATATTTAGGGGTAGACATGAGCACAGAGACAACGACTGATATTGCCATCATTTCCCAGACCGAGCCTGTCGCTGAGGCACCTCCGGTCAACGTGCCCGAGCTGGACATCTCCCAGCTCAGCAGCGCACGCAGCGACGTTATGCTGCGCACTCTGGCCAAGAACTGCCTGGCCCTGAAGGTCAGTGTCAGCGCCGTCGGCTACGAGCGATTGGTGAAGAACGCCACGGTTGCCGTGGGCGAGCACGAGATCGCCCCAGAGTTCCTGGCTGGCGCTCGCTTCAAGGTTGTTCCAAACAACATCAAGAATCCTCTTGGCCGCATTGCTGGTCATGCCCGACAAGTACCGTACTCCTACGGGACGCCCTTTATCGGAGGGGCTTATCTAATTCCGATTGCGAGGGACAGGCATGGAAGTTCTCCAGCACAGAAGGCATTTACTCGACTCGGAGAGATTCGAGGTGAGTACCGAGATAAGGCTATTGAACTGCGTCCCCTCTGGGAGGCACACGTCGCCAAAATCCAATCCGAGTACCCCTTCGAGTACGAGGCGCTCCGCCAGTACCTTCCGAATGGTGAGAGCTTCGTTGCAGCTCACACTGTATCCTCAATCCGTTTTCCTCTGGGGGCTGGGCTACCTGCCAACTTTCAGGAAAGGCTGGAGGAGGGGTTTGTAAAGACCTTCCGAGGCAGCGCCGATGAGGCGACGCTTCGGGCTCACCTGTCCGAGATTCTTGGCGTGGTCAACGAGGCCGCTTCCGACCCAGGCACGGCCCTGAGCGAGAGCGCCTCGGAGGCGTGGCTTGTCGAGGCGCAGCAGCAGACCAGCCAGGCTGTTGCCGACGCCATCAAGACCATGATCCAGGAACCCCTGAAGGAGTTCGCCGAGTCTTTGGCGAACATTGAAGGTATACTGGCTCGTGGGTCCTCGCTGAAGAGCAACACGCTCAACAGCCTGCGCGCCTCGTTCGAGAAGCTGCAAGGTTTCTCGTTCATGGCTCCTAACGACCTGAAGCAGCGCCTGCGCAATGCCGCTGCCATCATCGGAGCTGTCGATACGAAAGATATCAACAGCTCCGAGACTGCCAGCCGAGAGCTGGCAGGTCACTTCAAGAACATCCGCGAGGACCTGACTTCAGAGGAGACGCACAGTGCTGTCTTCGGTCAGTTCATGCGTGGGTTGGACCTGTGATTTTGGTTTTTGTTTTGTCTTAGCGTTAACACTTTACAAGGAAGAAGGATTCCCATGTCTCACACCGCCACAATCCAGACCCAGATTTCCGACCGCGAGATCGCCAAGAAGACTTGCGAGGAACTCGGCTACGAGTTCATGGATGTCAAGAAGGTCAGCCTGTTTCAGAGCGAGCACAAGAACCTGCAATGCGAGTTCGCTTTCAGGCCTAAGGGCTGGCAGTATCCCGTGGCCGTTATGAAAGACGGCTCGGCGATGCTTGATAACTACAACGGCCAGTGGGGGGAGCAAAAAGCTTTTGACGCTTTCCGTCAAAAGTATGCGGAGAACGTAGCCGTGGAGCACGCGCAGCGCCAGGGCTACCGAGTCCTGCATCGCAGCCTGAACACGGACGGCACTATCCAGATGCGTCTGGGCCGCTAACGTGTTGGTCACGGTCATAGCCAGTGAGCGGGTTTTGTCAGCTGTCTGCACAGACTGCTACCTGACCCACAAGGAAGTCAGGGCATGGCCGTTGACGGGTTACAAGCCGAGGGGGCGTAGTCGAGGCGTTCTGGTCCCGCGAGTGGAACGCTTCCACGCCCCCTCGACCCCCACCATTGGCGTATTCGAGAACAATCAGTCTCTTGAGCTTGTATGGCAGGAGACTTTCGGAACGGCCCTGTACGCAGCTATAGGGCCGTGTGGGGCGTCGCTTAGACAAGCGATTGCCCTGCGAACAATAGAATATCTAAGCGGTGACTTGGACTACTCGTACAGTGTTTACGTCAACAACGAGCGACTCAGCATAAGGATAAAGAAAATGGCAGCAGAAATTATCGTGACGATCAGCCCGACTGGCGACACCAAGGTTGAGGTGGAAGGCGGCTCTGGCGGCAGTTGCACCAATCTGACCAAGGGTTTGGAGGAGGCGCTCGGCAAGACCACCGAGCAAACCTACAAGCCAGAGTTCTACAACAAGCCCCAGGACCAGCGCATTCAAACCCGTCTGTGAGGTAGCGATGCTTATTGAAGTCCGACCTGACGGTTCTCTGAAGATGCTCTACGACGATTCCCTGAAGAGCCTCATGGAGCAGGGAAAGACAGAAGTCAAAAGGGCATCTGACGTCGAACCTGACGGAAAGGGCGGATGGACCGCCGACCTAACACGGGTCGGCGGTCCTATTCTTGGCCCTTTCAACCTGCGCGAAGAGGCACTCGACGCAGAGAAGAACTGGTTGTGGGACAACAAGTTTGGAGACAAGTAATGGTATCGATCCGCAACTACGACTCAGCTTCTTCCAGATTACTTGTGTCCCAGGCGCAGTCGGCTGAAGAGCTGCGAAAGACACTGGAAGACCTGCACGGTAAAGACAACGTGTTTACCACGGCTGAGGCTACTGAAAAGTTCAACTTCAAGGCTTTTCACGCGCCTACTGTAACGGTAGAACGTAAAATAGATGGCGTGGTTGGAGTTCTTGAATTCACCCATTCGCCGCGATTCTATTTTAACTTCAGGAGCAACTGACATGAAAGCCAGGTGGATGCAGATTAGCCCGCAGGATTTCGAGGCTGTGGTAAGCCTGGCTGTGACAGTGCTAAAAAGAAGCCCGATGAAAACGCTAGGCTTGCTGAAGCGTTGCCTTCCAGGCGGGCCACGCGACCATGCGGCTGTCGTAGTCGAGGACGACGAAGGCAGCATCATCGGCTACACACTGTACCGGCACAACGACAAGGAAATCAAGATTAAGCACGTCGCTGTGCATGAAAATGACCGCCGCCAGGGTGCGGCTAAATCTTTGCTAAACTGGATTATAGAAAGCTATCCAGACACTAAGAAACTCATCCTGGCTGACGTGTCTGAGAACAACACAGCGGCACAGAAGCTGTTTGCTTCCATGGGTTTCAAAGCACAGCTAGTGAGGAACGATAAGGATGACGGAGACAAGTATCGTTTCAGTTTCGACCCCAGTAAGGGACGAGTCAAAGAGAAAGTCTGATGACGTGTTCGTCAGCTTGTATATCGACTTGAACAAGCTGCACGACCAGAAGAAGCTGCTGCTGTCATTGTCCGAGATTCTAAAAAGAAGCCACGCCCATCTTTTGGAGGGCGTGGTTCAGATGATTGACGAGATTCAGGAGCAGGTCGAGGAAGACAGGCTTACTTCGCAGCCCTGTAAGCCTCGGCCATTTTCAGCAGCACGTCCTTCTTGACAGACGCTTCCTTTCCGAAGGGCTTGACGTTGGCGGCTTCAGCCAGACGCTCAAACATACGGGCGTCTCCGCGAGGCAGCGTGCGCAGCTCTTCGGCAAGCTTCTCGGTGTCCAGCATCAGACCGCCAGCAGAAACCCTGTCCACAAACTCCGACCCAAGGATGTCCCTGAGCCCGTCCACGGGCAGGGCTTCCAGGTCGGACTTCTTGTAGAAGCTGCCTGTGGTCAGCTGGACGCTGTCGCTATCAAAGTCGCTAGCTTGCTTGACCGTGAACTGGAACAGGTCTTCAGGCTTGCCGATGGAGGTAATGCGCTGAAGCCTGTACTCGCGGTCAATCTTATCGATAAGACTGGCGATCTTGGTCATGCTGCCCATGTCGTGGGCGTACTCTTTGTTGACCAGCAAAGCTTCGGCTGTCTTGGCCAAAGTCTTCTGGACATCCAGGTCGCGACCCAGTCGGCGCAGCACAACAGCCCGCTTGTACAGCAGCTCGGCGGCGTTCTTGGCGCTACCCAGCGCAGCCCCAGCCTGCTTGTACAGGTAGGTCTTGTCAGACTCGGACAGGCTTTCTGACATGCCAACCTTCAGAATTTTCTGGGCAATCTTGACGCGATCCGAGTAAACAAAGTCGTCGCGGTATTTTTGCAGATACTCGCTGGCAGCTTTGACTTCGCCAGAGTTGCGCAGAGGCATATGGCGCTCTTTGGTGCCATTGTCGTATGCGACAACAAAAGCGAACTTCTCGTCTGGAAGGGTATCGAGGTTATCGGAGTTCATGGCAGCGTGTTTTTCAAGCAGGTTATCAACATGCTTCTTGATACCGAAAAAGCTAGCTGCCTTGACAATACGCTCACGAATGTGGGAAGCTTTTTTACCGAGGCTTCCTTCGTTATCCAGCAAGTACATCATGGAGACGTAGGTGGCTGGAGCCGTGTGACACGGAAACGAAAGGGTGGTGGGGTCGGCGAAAGCTGTCGGATTTCTTTCTTCCGCCACGTAATTGATGGCAGTCGAAGAAGCAGCCTTAACAAACTCAGGCGCTCCGTAAAGCTTAACCAGCCTGTGTAGGGTTTGGCCGTTAGCATCACCCTGCTGGTCGAAACGGATATTACTCATGATTAGAGCCACCTCGCCTTTGCTTGAACTGGTCAAGTGGGAACCGCTTATTAGACGTTTCGGTTTTGCCGAAAACGTTAATGCCTTACCAGCGTTGATCGACTGCCCATTCTGTGGGGGTGTTAAAACAAACACCCTTTACCCTGATCCATTCTACAGCAGCGTGTGGTTCCACTGCAATAATTGTAAAGCAGCTGGCGATCCTATCATGCTGGTCGCTAAAAAAATGAACGAGGATATAAGAAAGACTGCCTTCAATCTGAAGGCTGTCGATCTGATTGAGCCGTACTTTTACTTTACAGCTGCTTTAGACATATATCAATATAAGTGCTACAAAGCGCAGCTCAAGCACAATGCGTTCTGGGAAAAGTGCAGAACCAGCGATCTGATATTCACATCAGCAGATATACGGGCCATCTGCGAAAAGCTGGGTATCGCCACTCCCAAAGACGCAGCCTCCTGGCAGCGAGGCATGGGCAGGCTCATCGGCTTCGCAACCAAAGAGGACGCGGAAGCTGCCACGGCTCCTCCCAAGATGCACGAAGAGGAAGACCCGACCGAGTACAAGCGACACTCGGGCGAATACCGAACGTTTGTCGGAAAGCATTGGCAAAAGGTTGTGGTAGTGCCGTTCTTCGACCTGCCTGGACGCATTAGGGAGTTCAAGTTTATCAGCCTGCACGAAGGCAAGCTGGTTTACGCCAACAAGGTTCTGCACCACCGAAAGATACACCAGAAGTCGGCATCCCTGTCGTTCTTCGACCAGATTGTCAAGCACACGGCCCACGAGGACCTGGTGGTGCTGGACACGCTGGAAGCTGCCATACGGCTACACGCCAAGCAGCTGCGCGAGGGTAAACCCCTGCTTCCTGTCGTGTCGATAGCTGACCTGAGCCAGCTGGACTTTCTCAAGGCGCTGTTCCCCTTTAAGTTCACGCTTTGCAATCCCAAGCTGGGCATCGAGACATTTCCAGCAATCAAGGCGTCCAAGTCGCGTGTTTACGTGGATGGCGGCAGCGACACTGTTTTAGCTAGAACCTCTAGCAGCGTCTGGCTCGACGCGGTGCGGTCTGGCTCTAAGGACTGGAAGCAGGTGTTGGAGGACTGGCTCGGCACAGTGCGCCTGCCTGAGCAGCAGGCCACGGTTGGCAACATCGAGTTCACCAGCGGCGACCTACAGGACATACAGTCTGGGGTTTACCCCAGGATTTACTCGACGCTGGAAAGCCTGGACAAACACAACAGGCGTGTCGTCACTGTCATGGGTGAGAAGTTCTACCAGACCAGCGAAGGCTGGTTGCTGATGCAGGAGCACTCGATTGTTTCTGCGGCGATAGTGGTAATCCAGGCTATATTTAACGATAGAGAAGGCAAAGAAAAAATAGCAGGATATGTTCAATACAAGGATAAGCGCTATTCCTTCTTCAAGTTTGCCCAAGAGCTAAAGGACTCAGGCATAGATTTCATTCAAGGCGTTTTGGTCGAGCACAACATCACAGGCGTGGACACTGACAGGCGGTTCAGCCGGTTCCTGTACGACATCGCTGTGGCTTTTCACACGCCCAGGGTTGTGCATGTGTCAGACAACTTCGGCTGGAGCAGCTCTGAGCAGGTGTTCCGATTCAAAGGCTTTTCTATCAGCATCGACGGAGAGCTGGTGCTTGACGAGATGGCGGTGCTGCAAAAGACCGTAGCGCCAGGATCGAATATCCTGCCTCCAGACGATCTAAGCAAGCCGACGCTGTCAGACTTCCTGGCGGTGACCGACGATGCGCCGATGAACTCAACGTTCTGGCTGCTGGCAGCTTACACAGCCAGGGCCGTGCTTGGTCCTGCCATAGGCCTCAATCCGATGCCGTGTTTCTTCTCCACAGCTAAGCAGTCAGAGGAGCTAATCCACAAGATATGCAGCTGGCTCGGCATAGTCGAGGAGGACGGCGAGAAGTTTAGCGACTCCAGCAGGCGCTGGCCTATGCTGCTGCCCTCGAACCATAGGCGCAGGCTGAAAAACTCGTTCGAGGTCTGGCTCGTTGCAGACGCCAAGCCAAACTGCCTCATCGAGCTGAAACCTCAGGAAGTCGCCATGGTGCGTCTACTGAAGAACTACACGGTCATGAATCTGGACGCCTCACTACGCGGCCTGAACAACATAGCGTCTTATCCCAAGATGCTACCTCACTTCCTTCTGTGGGCTTTGCAGACGCACGGCCTGAAGCTGCCGCCCAGGGAGAACACGTTACTAAGCGTGCTGGAACGCATGAAGGAGTGGCTGCGCGTCAACGGCTGCGAGAACACAACTGCGCTCGATGCCGCCGAAGAGCGAATCAGCATCGACGACAATAACTCGACCGAGACGATGCTGGAGTGCCTGGCTGGCATTTGCCGACAGCTGGTGCAGGCCAAGGAGTTGCGTAGCGGCCTGAGCTTTGTCAACAACGTGTGGCTCAAGGATAAACACGTATTGATCGACAAAGCTAAGATTCTCAAAACCTACCAGGAGATAGGCTTCAAGTTCATAGACCACCTGGAAATCGGAGATCGCCTGCGTGACATGTTTCTGCCTGAGCACTGCCCAGCGGACAGGTGGATTGTCTCCAGAGAATGGTGGGACGAGCAAGTGGTAGAGTATGTGCAGAACATCGAAGCCAACAGACCCATCAAGAGAAGGAGACCCAAGCGTGCCTAAGCCCCCAGAGAATCCAGACCACTACGACGGCTACAGGGGAGTCACCTGCATAGAGGCTATTCGCAATGCCTTGACAGAGGATGAGTTCAGGGGTTTCCTGTGGGGCAACGTTCTTAAATATATGTGGCGTTGGCCCAAGAAGAACGGCAAGATCGACCTGAAGAAAGCCAGGTGGCTGATAGACAGGCTGATTGAGCTTGAGGACGAGAAGGAAGCTACTCAGCCTCCCAAGTCGTAGATGGGTTAAGATGGCGTTCCATCTCATCTGAAATAATGAACTTGTTGGGCGTGTTTAGGCTGGGCCACGAGTTAGTCGTGTACCACAGGCCGCACGCCCCGATGTTAACGGCTTGAGCGAAGTCATCGCTCAGCTGCGGATTGCGCGTGATGGTGTAGATGTCCGACCCGATGCGCGTCTCGGTCTTCTGCTCGACTAACGCCAGGAAGTCGTGAATCAGACCTGGGTCATCGGTCGAGCGATAATCGTACTTGAAGAACCGAATCTTCTTGAGCTTGATGGCCGCGCAGACCGTCAGCAGCGAGCGAGTCTTGTCCACTCGGTAGTAGGTACGTGGGTTGTTGGCCGTAGGCTTGACAACCGACATGATCTTGGCCGTCGCAGCCCGCACGTACTGGATGGGAATCAGCCGGTTGTACGGCACTCCAGCCTGGCACAGAAAAGTCTCACGCAGAGCGCCCGCTCCCGTGTAATCGTGCGCCAGGAACGAGCACTTGAATATGTTGTAAAACTCCAGGCACTGTTTAGCTTCTTCGATATGGTCGTGCGGCGTCATGAGGCGTTTGCCCCACAGCACATCAATGGTGCCGTTGTTGGTGATTCCCAGAACGACGGCGACGGTCAGGCTGATGCCTTCTTCTCCGCCGCCACCCCAGTCAACCGCGAGCATAGTGTGCCGGTACTTCTTGAAGTCCACGGGACACTTGCGCGGGTTGCGCGAGTCGTTATCGTGCTGGAGCGTGCAGGCGTCCTGCAACTCGTACATCGACACCAGCTGAACGCCCGTGCCGCAACTTTCGCCGAGGACTTCATTCATGTACTTCTCAGGCGTGTAGTTGCCATAGCCCTCGCGCTTGGCCAGCAGCTCGCCCCACTTCGCCCTGTCGGCGTAGTGGATATGCATGATGGGCTGAGGAACGTGGTAACCGGCAAACTGGAAGCGACGCTCGGGGTACCTGTGAATCCAGCGACCGTCGCCAGGATAGATAACCCTGGAGCACTTGGCGCAGACGGTGCCTGGTCTCGTGTCGCAGATGTCGTCGCTATATGGACCGATCATCTTTTCCAAGTCGTGTCTTATCGATGAGACATTCAACTTCTTGCACGACCGGCACGGAATGCACCATTCGGCTTGCGAGCTCATCAGCCACAAACCTTCTATGGTGTTCTCGGGCGTCTTTGGCGTGCCAGAGAACGAACTCAGCGCCCATTTGCTAGCGGACATGGTCTCTTTGATGACGGGCAACAGGTCGCGGTTCATGTCCTGAACCTCGTCGATAACGATTCTGTCTGCTCGGATACCGCGAACGCGGTCTGCATCCAGTGATGCGAAACTGAACTGCATCATTGAATGGTTACGGAAAGACCTCTGGAGAACGGAGTTTTCCGTATTGTTCCCCAACCACAGGGAACGTATAGGCGACTGTTCAACGAACGGTCGCACATAGTTGTTCGACAGACGCCGCACCTGCTCGAACAACGGGGTAATGTACAAAGTGCGGAAGTACGGAATGGAGGTGCAAGTTATGACACCGTGAGCAGAGCCGACTGTAGACTTGCCCACCTGTCTACCAGTTTTGAGCACTGTGTTCTTCGGCATTCTGACGTAGAACAAAGTCTCGAACTGGAAGTGGTTGTCAAGTGAATATGGCTTCCCGTCCAGAGTAAGGACGAGAGGCAGAAGTGGAGAGAAGTTGGGTATGCGTCCCTGCTTGATGATGTCCAGAAAGACGTTCATTCTTTCGCTGTCGGATAGCCTGCTCATTTCTTTCTGAACTAGGCCTTTGACGATGTCGTTTTCGGGGGAGTCCATATGAAGAACAGCCAAGACGAGGAAGGGTTTGTTAAAAGTCTATTCAATGATACCAACAATATCATTGCTGAGTGTTGGCCTGTTATACTGGTGATTGTGATAATTCTGTATTGGGCCTCATAGGTATGTCATATGACCAGTCGCTCACCCAGACGTTGGCTTGAAAGGCGGGGGCTTGTAGGGACCTATCGCAAGCCCATGAGTACCGTGAGTCTTCCAGCTCTTAGGCTGAGAGATTATCCACTGGAGCCGCCTTTACCCTCCGCGACTACCCAGGGTTATACCCAAGGAGAACCGGTGCCGGATAGAGCCACATCTGCTGAGTGGCCAAACTAGCAGGAGCTACCTTGCTAGGCGATCTGGGCGGAATCTTTATCTTCACGCTGGCCGGTTGTGCTTTGCTTTGTTTCGTAACCGGCGGCTTTGTACCTATCGTGTTTGCTGGTGTTATTCTGTACTGCACGCTTTATAGCTTTTCATACGTGCAGGACAAAACCAAGTGAACGATGCGGCCAGGGGAGACCCTGGCCGCTAGTATTTACAGGAGCCTTATGAGCGAACAGCTTGAAACGGGTTTATGGAAAGCCCAGTGCGAGTGGCACTTACGGAGAAGGACTCTCCTTACGAAAAATGATGCAGACATCAGCGAAGAAGAGATGGAGCGTGCGATCCAAGCTGGCCTGTCGCCTCTTGAGTTTGTACGCGAATTTATCGAGGACCGTGACCTTGATGACTGCGTCGAACGTCCAGAAGTCGGGCCGTCCAGCGCCTACTGGCGAGAGTGGGAACGGCAGAATCCGCTACCGAGTTTACACCCAGCTGGAAACTGACGCTGGCTATCTGGGAAGAATCCTGGAAATGGCCATCGACGGAGCGCACCTGGCTGAGTATTTATACAAGGGCACGGGAAGTTACTTTGTTCTGGACTTCCCAGAAGAGTACGAGGACAAGTTTGAGCGACTGCTGTCATTCAGCAGCTCGGTCAAATCGTATCACCTGCAAAATCAGAAGGAAGGAAAAAATGAACAAGTACTATGACTACCAACGCGCCGTTGTGCTCCCTGTCAAGGAATTGATCAAACAGATCGCAGAGAAAATTGACGGCCTCACGTTTTACGAAGAGTGTGTAAAGCCTGAGTCAAAATATGGAGACTATGCTGGCTTTGTTTTTCGGCTGGTGGAAACCTGGAGGAAGTTTTGCTCTCAAGAGTTCTTCGAGGTAAACTACTCTACCGACTACGTCTTGGCAGTGAAAGACGACCTAGACGACGCTGAAAGCGTTGTCTTTGTGTGCAGCAAAGAAACTGTCAAGAAGCCTGAAGAAGTTGCGTAGGAGATAGCCTGATGACTCAGCCCATGGCTTTTGTATTGTGCGTGTTAGGTTCCAAAGCCATACTCGACGTCTGGTTTGATGGATCAATATTCGCATACTACAGAGCCTGGGCTGAGTTATTCAGAGACGAAGGCAAATGGTGGGTAACTCGAAAGTTCGGTGAGCTTCTGTCTTGTCGGTTCTGTTTTTCATATCACTCGTCTCTCTGGCTAACTCTGCTGTGCCTCCCTATATTACCTTGGTGGTCGGTCATACCTTGGTGGTTGGCTGTGCGCACAACAACAGGGTTCTTAGATACCCTGGAAAGTCTTACCGACAAGACAGAGGACGAACATGTCAGAGATGCTGCCGGTCCAGAAAACCCTGACCCACTTCGAGGAAGCGACCAAGGCGGGCTTTTCGACTGACCCGTACCTGGACACGGTAGCGATTGTCTTTAACTGGAAGGTCGGAAATACCGACCTTCCTTTCGGTTTGTTGCTGGGCCGAGATGGCTCGGTCAGCAACCCCACCAGCTTGGTCGGCATCAGCGGACAGACGTCCAAAATGCTGATGCACCAGGCTGCCCAGATTAACCAGATGTTTGAAGCTGCGGACATTGCCGCAGCAGAGCTGGCCCAACAGATAGAGGCATTAAGGAAAAAACATGAACACGCAAGTGAACACGTTCCACGAAGCGGTGAGGATCAAGGCTGATTTGGCAAAGATATCGTCGTTCCAGATCAGCTCAAGCGATACCGCCCAAGGTGTTCTAACCAAGTCAAAACGCGCCAGAGTCTGGCGCGAGACCAGCCTGAGCAACAAATGGCCCAGCTGCGTCATCGTTGGTGCTGACACTCCCAAGCGCCTGCACCTGGTGAACGAGACATCCAATGAAGTTATCAAGAAAGTGGACTTGCCTGGCAAAGTGCTGCACGTTGCCATTCACGAGAATTTCTTTGGCAACGGCCAAATCCTGGCTTTTTACGAAGACCCTGGCAACCCTTTAAAGTTTCACGCCTGTATTCTAAAGTACGACGCTGAGAAAAAGTCTTTGCGGCGTTACCCAGACATATTGTTCGACACGTTTTGCGCTAATCCGTCCTACGTAGACCAGAAAACGGGAGAGACGGTAAAAGGTTCCAGGCTAGACAGCCAGGACATATTCGCAATGTCAACTCTAATGATGGGCGATCTGTCGATTACGCCAGACGAGTTCTTCACCAGCGACTGTAAGAATATGACCAGGGCGCTGTCGCATTTTTCTTTCAGAAGCTGGATAGGCGCAGACGAATGCTCTGTTACAGCCCAACACGTCGTAGCTAGAAACATGTCAGCAGCTCGCATAGTTCAGTTTTTCAAACACAGCTACAACGGTTACAGAAACAAGTTTATTCAGCTTAGTGAGTTGAATCTGGTAAGCAGGTATCGTCGGGGAACTTGCATGCTGAGCGCTTCTGACTCAGCTAGGTTGAATAGCAAGTTCATCCACACCAGCCGCAGGACGCTGCTTGAAATAGACTCGAATCAGCACTGGGTGTGTATGCTGCTTCGAAGCTGCGACTCGCAAAACACGATGGGCAAGGAAGCTTACGGCTTTTTCCCATACCGCAACCCATCGATTCGTTATTCGGAGTACGCCTTGGAAAAGGCGATGATGCTCTTCAAATTGCCAGACGACACTTTGTCTCTGTCTTGCAGCAGGAACAAAGTGTATGCCGCTGTCAATAATGAGGTGCGGGTTTACGACGACTTCCAAAGAATTTACACCGAAGCTGTTTCGACTAACAAAGGTGTGATCAACGAGGAAGACAGAAAAGCTACCGTCAAAAGCCTGCTACCCACCGACCCTGCTGACGTTAGCTACTACAGCCGGTCGTGGGAAGACGTGCTCAAGCATAACTACACGGGCAGCTTGGACAATGTTAACGAATTGAATCTGGGTGATCCAGCAACTGTCTACACTTTCGCGGATGAGAATGTCGCCAGCGTATCAGTACAGGGTTCTGATCCTTTCGAGATGATGTGCGTGCATACTCTCCGGTTTGGAGAGCTTAGCCAGAACAGGCAGCACAAGTCTGATGCGCTTTATGTTTACTTGGGTGGGCGTTTGATCTTCAAGAAATCTTTCTCAAACGGAATTACGGACTTCCGATCCTCCGTTGTTAGCATTACGGAGGAAAACAACAGGGATAACTGTTTCCCTGGCACCTCCGTCAGAGAGGTGTGTGTCACCGTGTGCCTTGACGAGAAGGTGTTTATGAGTTTTGATATCTTTCCAGAAAGGAGTACGGTAACTGTTCGAGATATACAGAGAGAGCAGGTTCAGACCAGGACGGTCTCTGCGCCGCAGTTGTCGCGGTTTATCGACTTCTAAAAGGAGTAAACATGTTCAGCTTGAGGAAAGAGAAGACGGTTACGCAACCCATCCCAGCGCTGGCAGCGCCAGACGTTGTTACGTCACAGCGGCTGGATAACCTGGAAAGGAGGCTGCGGGCGCTGGAGGATCACTACACCGAGCTGGAGCACAGCATCGCCGAAAAGGAGCAGAGCTTCAAGGAAGCCCTCGAGGCGTACAAGTCTGAAGTAAACTCCGTAATCAAGACATTCACGGAGCGTGTGATGCACGTTGACAAGGAGATTGTCACAGCCTCACACTACGCAGTAAAGAAGGACGAGCTGTTCAAGCTGATTGTCAAACTCTCCGATACCATAAACGGTATCAAGACTGACATGGAACTGCCCTTCTGATCTAAGACCGTGCGGAACCGGCATTCCGCACGGTCTTGCCACTGTAGCTCAACGGTAGAGCTCTGGTTTTGTAAACCAGGGGTTGTGGGTTCGATTCCCATCGGTGGCTATATGTTTTTAACTGAAAAGGAGTTTTTATGAGCTGGGCAACTTCCGCAGGAGTTAGAGTTTTAAGAGGCCCTGAAAAAGAATTGTTTCTTTTCGGCGCATTCTGTCTTTATGACACTATACTACTCTATACAGATTTAAAAGAAGACGATGAAAATGAACCTGTCTCCGTTGATTATTGTTCAGAAGTTTTTAACAAAATGCCAGACGAAGAAAAAATAGTAAATTTAGCTTATGTGGTCAAAGAACTTGTAGATGAAACAGAACCAAAAGAACTGTACGCGTGGTCAGAGGCTATAGTACACGCTGTGTTTTGCATTTTAAAACAAACGGTTAACGACGAAATAGAGCTATATGATCCTAAAACGAACAAACCTCAATACGCAACTTGGAAAAATAAATCACTAAGACATTGGTTAAACAAGTGTAATATCAAATACTTAGACAAAGAAGTAGAAATAACTGGAATTAAAGACACTAATAACGAAGCTTGGGAAGAAGTAATAGAGTGTATGCAAGAAAGAATACTTTGGGACGATGATTTTAATATGGAATATATTTATTTTGAAGCGTCTCAAGAAGGCAGAATAGCGGTTAACCAAGCTTTAGGTATAGAGCCTAATTATTTTGTAAGCGTAGGATTACCAGCGTCAGAAGATAACGTACGCAGAGCTAACGTTTATTTTGAAACTTTAGAAAACTTATCTTAAACCAAGGCTTTCGTAGCCCAACTGTATAGAGCAACGGATTTCTACTCCGTAGGTTGTGGGTTCAATTCCCGCCGAGAGTATTGACTACGGTATTATATTCGATACCATAGTCTGACTGGACCTGTAGCTCAGTGGTACGAGCGGACGTCTTATATACGTCTGGTCGCAGGTTCAATTCCTGCCAGGTCCATTGCAGGCAAGTATTCCTTGTCTGTTTTTTGTTTGTTCCAGGAAGGTAGTTAAATGCGTAAGTTTGCTTTGATTGCGGTTCTTGCTTTGAGCAGCGCTAACTTTGCAGTTGCAGGGCCCTTAGACCGTATTCGCGAGCGTCGTGAGTCTCGGGTTGAAACCCGTCACCATGAGCCCGTGTCTGTGGTGGTGGACAAGAGCGGCAAACCCGCCCTGTTGCTGCGAGATGGGACACTGGCTCCTATCACCAGCAAGGATGGCAAACTTAGCGCCACGATTCCCGCCAAGGAGAAGGGCGTTAAGGTACACCAGAGTGGCAAGCAGCCTGACATTCAGCTGAAGAACTGACTGCTTTGCCGTTAGGTTCCTTAGTTCAAGGATGGTAAAGAAAGGAATTTAGTATGCGTAGTCGCGTTGCGTTTGCAGCTTTGTTGGTTATGACCAGCGTTTCTGTTGTTTCTGCCGGACCATTCGGACTGGTTAATCGCAGAACATATGGCACCAATAACGCGCAACAAACCAATCGCCCGTTTCTCGGAACAGCGCAGCACGCAGCCAATTACATGGCCTCGCTCTGCCGCATCGGCCACTTCGGCGGCAATAGCGGCTATGAAGGCGTGGGCTGTGGGGTCACCCCGCACCAGGCTGAGATGAATTGCTGTTTTAGGCATAAGTGGGCACCGCGTGAAGTCGGAATCGCGCAAGGGGCAAATGGCATGTTCTACGCATGCTGCCGATACTAAGATTCGGTCAGGTTTTTGACATAAAAACTTGACATAAAACCTGAATAAGCTTATCGGGGGAAAGAGCGCAAGTTCTTTCCCCCGAGGCTTTTATGTATGTCATTTTGTGTTTCTCTTCGGCCATAGCCCTGTATGGCCTGCTCAGCTGGTTGACCTACAGCCAAAACCTGAGAAACGCTTGGTTTGTCTTTCCGGCTACTTGGGTTTTAACTCTAGCGACCGCAACACTGTGGGTCTTACTGGTAAGACACTTAAACGACACGAAACGAATCGTGGCGGCATCGCTGATCTGGGACCTAATCATAACAGTCATGTACTCGGCGCTACCGCTGATGCTAACTGACAAGAAAATAAGCGTTCAAGCTCTTGTCTGCTTAGCCGTAGCGGTAGCAGCGATAGTGGCATTCAAAGCCTACAGCTAGGAGTTCCAATGATCAAGGATGAGAAGCAGCTTAGAGAAAAGCTGGAGAAGTGGCAGCAGGTGCATTACAAATTTCACGAAGACGCTTACAAAGCAAAAAGAGAATCACTCCGCAACGAACACGAAAGCCTAGTTGCGGAGTTGAAAGTCTACTGGAACGACCACAAGAAAGTTTTAAAAGACTTGAAGTGGGTCACGTATATGTTTGAAAACATGCTAACCACCTGTCCAACCAGCGTGCTGCGTATGCACGTTGCTGACTGCATACACGAGTGGGTAGGGTTCATCGATAAGAAAGGCAATATTAAAAATGCCGAACTGGTGCGAAAACGATCTACTAGTAAAGGGAAAACCACAGGTAGTGCTGAAGCTGCGCAAGAGAATTAAAGGAGAAAGCGAAATAGCGCTAGACTTTGAAAAGATAATACCGACGCCGATAACTATAAAGGACACAGTTTCAGGAAGCCTAGAGTCAGTTTATACAGCGTTGTTTGGTACAGAAGAGGACGTGCAAGAAGTTCTCAATAAGTACGACGGCGACAAAAAAAGAAAAATAAATCTGGCTGTTCCAGAAGCTCTAACCATAGCTTATCCAGAAAATAGACTCAAAGCTTTCTTGGCAGTTATCGGAAGTCATGCGTCTATTGACGACGGCAGCGACACGCTGACAGAAGAAAAGGTCATGTCGTACGAGCGTATGGCTAACAATTACAACTTCAACATGAAAACGTATGGCGTGCTGAACTGGTACGACTGGCGAGTTAAGAACTGGGGCACAAAGTGGAACGCCGACTGTTCTGGTTCCAGCTACCAGGAAAAAGACGGCAAGTCTATTTACGGTCTCAGCTTCAGTACAGCTTGGTCTCCGCCAGAACCTGTAATTCGAGAACTGGCCAAGCAATACCCCGAGCTGCTTATACAGCTACGGTACTACGAAGGCGGCATTGGGTTCCAGGGCCGTCTGCGTCTCAAGGGCGAAAAGTGTTACGAAGACAGAACTTGGGACTACTGCGGTAGTCGAGGAGGATAAGCATGGACGATGCAGCGTTGGAAGACTTGGTCAACGACATTTTGGAAGGCTTGACCGAGGACAAGAAAGACCTGGTCAAAAAGCTGGCCAGGCACACGAACAACCTGAGGCACACGGTAGGGGAGCTGAGCGAAGGGCTGGAAGAGGAAAGCCTGCTCGACCAAGTCAACGAAATCCTGGGGTACGACCAATGAGCCTAAAAGTACCTGCCGAAAGAATCAGCTGGCTGCGCGGATACTCGGAGAAAAATCCTGAAGCCGTCAAGGGCTGGGATGTTTACGAGTATGACTACGGCGGAATCGTCGAGATCACCGTTGTCGGTGACGGCGTGACAGACAAGGAAAAAGAACTTACCGACTGGTTCTACCACTGGTATGACCCAGCCGGTTACGGTTCAAGCGTCAGAGCAATCAACAGCGAAGGCAAGACTGGCCTTCTGTTCCACAGATTCAAATCTTGCGACTAATACAAGAACAGGACCGCAACTCAGAAGAACAGGAGATTTTAAAATGTCTACCAAAGTCGTCGTGCCGAACGGTTCTTACTCAGACGAAGCTCGCAAACTTCACCTGTCAATGATTGAAAAATTCGCGCCTGTGCCTGTGGAAGATTTTGGTAATGTCAGGATGGTTTGGCTAACTCAGGAATTGGCAGACTATATTCTCAGCCTCAACACCAACAACCGCAGGCGGGATAAAGCCCGAGAGGAAGATTACGCTGAAGAGATGCTGGCTGGCCGCTGGAAAGTTAGTAATGACGCTATCTGCGTCTCGTACGATCTTATCGTCACGAATGGCCAAAGCAGGCTCTATGGATTTAAACTCAGCAAATTGGAAAAAATACCGATCATCCTGAAGTGGGACGCTCCGTGGGAAGAGTTTAAGATCATGGACAAACCGCGTTTGCGCAGCAACGCGGTCTCCAACGGTATCGACAAGGCTCACGACGAAGTGTGTACCTTGTTCTACAGAACTATGACTGGTCTAAGCAGAACAAAAACTCTGGTCAGCGGGGCTATCGCTGAACAGATTTCAGAAGCGTATACCGCTTCCTGCTTAGGAAATAAGTTTATAAGCGGAAGTCCTTCACGAGGTTTGCGCTCAGCGTTTGTCTACGCCTGGCTTCTTGCAAACGGAGATATGCACAAAAGGCAGTTAGCTTTAGATAAGTGGCTTCTTTTGACCCAGGAAGAGTTTCAGGAAAGCCTAATAAGCAACCCTGAAGAAACACCTTTGATGGCTGAATTTAAACGCATAACCAGCAAAGCCACGTCCAGCGAGTTTAAGCTTAGCCAAGATTTATTTTTGAAGGCTATTCCAGTGTTTACCCAAGAAGACCAGAGCAGTAGGAAGTTAAAGCCAGCTAATCTCGAACAAGTCAAACAAACTTTGAGTAGCCTTATCAGCCTGAATGTTTAAGTTAGCGTCAATTTAAACAACCACAACACGAGGAATCAAGGATGAACATCTCTACAGACAACATCAATATCGAAGACAGCTACGTAATTTTAAACAACTACATCAACAACAAAAACTGTGACTTCAACAACCCTATATCAATTAACGGTAAAACCCGAAAAGGTAAAGAGTTTAGTAGAAAGGTCACAGACGAGTATTTCGTTTACGTTTGGACAATGTTACACGCAGAGGGTATAGACGCAATCGCCCAAGAACTTAAAATCAGCAAGGCCTGGGTTTACTACCGGTACCTCAGGCTGAAAGAAGAAGGTGTGCCCCTAGAAGAACCTGCGTTCGATGGTCCGTGGCCCAGGGCAGACGTAGCCAAGCTGGAGGATATTATTAGATTGACCCAGGAAAGAAAAAACAGCCGGTAACGGCTAAGGTGTACGCTCGTCTAAACGGGTGTGGCGTACACAGGGCTCCTAGCTCAACGGTTAGAGCAGAGGACTCATAATCCTTTGGTTCTGGGTTCGAATCCCAGGGAGCCCAATGACCAGCGCTACAGCTCTGGTCTTGTCACCACTAAACATAAGTCAAGGAAGAGCCATGACAAAGTTCATGACTGCTAGAGACTTGGTCAACGTGTATTTTGTGAAGCCAGTCTTTCAAGAAAAGCCTACAGAGCCAAAACCAGCACAACCAAAGCCCTCAACGCTACCGGAAGAAAACAAGGCAGCAAACAGTTTCTGGGCTGTCGATCCAAGCAAGACAGCCAAGCCAGAACCAAAAGCAGAAAGCACAGCTGACTTCCAAAACATCCTCAATGAAATTGGGTGTCTAGAAAAGCTGTTCAACTTTGACGAGACCCAAGACGATATCGCCAGAAAATACGAAAGAAAAGTCGTAAGTTCTGTGTCGGTCGCTGACACCAAAAACCGAAAGACCAGGCTGGAAAAACTGGCTGAAAAGCAAAGGGTCAAAGAGTCTGAGGGAATAAACCCAGAGCACCTGGACGTCGTAAAGTACAACCAGAACAGCAAAGGTTGGGTTGTAAACGCCAGCAAAAATTACGTCCTTCTCAAGAAAAACGAAACCAGGTTCTTGATCCACACTGCGTTTCTGGCTAGATTTTTGAAGAAGCGGAAACAGTCTTCAACTACACTGAGAACTAGCAGGGACGGCAAAAAGCTGATGATGAGTGGAGTAGCTTATCCGTTCAAAGCTCTGTAAAACACCAGGCCCAGCCTGGAGACGATCACCTGTGTGGAGAGCTGGTTACATGGTCAATAGCTCTTGCAAGGGTAGGGGGTAAACTTTTCGTACCCAACGACTGGCTCTGCCGCAAGGTGTCGAGCCAAGCCACCAAAATCACCCAAGGATCGTGGGTGATGCCCTTGCAACACACAGGACGCCACCCCCACCCAGCCTTCTCGGCTGGGTGGGGTTTTTCACACAAGGAGACGGTATTGGAAATTGACAGAAAAGGCACTCCATTTCTGTTCGTATCAGACGAGGACTTGGAGCTAATAGAGATCAAACCTTCCAACATCAGTGACGACGAGTTCAAAAGAATTGTTGATAGGTTGATGGACTATTACAACGAAGGGTTCACTGACGTGCTTATCGACATAGTCATGGAAGTGTTAAACGAAAGGTCGGGTAACTAACGCAGCCAAAATGCGGAGAATAGTGACGCAAGCTCCGCAAAACTTGCGGAGGAAAACATGGACGAAGAAGACGAAGCAAAGCCAGGACTGGTTCTTACTCGCAAACCTGGCCAGAAAGTAATGCTTATGATAGGAGACGAAAAGATATGGATAACCGTGACCTGGATCGACCCGAGAAAAGTTTCTCTTCGGTTCAACGCGTCAGAAAAGGTGGCAATCTTTAGGGAAGAGCTACTGGAAGAGTCTGAAGACGATGTTGAATGAACATATTCATCCTGGACAGGGACACGCAGCTGTGCGCCAGGTATCACCTGGACAAGCACGTGGTCAAGATGCCCCTGGAATCAGCGCAGATGCTGTGTACGGCCGTTATTTTTCATGGCGGCACCGCTCCGTACAAACAAGCGCACAAGAACCACCCATGTTCAATATGGACAAGGGAGACACGTCAGAACTTCCTATGGTTGGTTGACCTGGGACTAGAACTGTGCCACGAGTACAGGTTTAGGTACGGCAAAGTCCACAAGTGTTACCACATAATCAATCAATGCTTCAGGCTGTCCAAGCACATACCTGAAAGCAGCTTTACAGACTTTGCTCAGGCGATGCCTGACAAATACAAGTGCCACGACGCAGTAGACGCTTATCGTGCCTACTACATACACGACAAAGCCAGCATGGCAGCGTGGCGAGACAGGGACATACCAGAATGGTGGAAGTATGAGCGAAGCATTCAACACGATATCGAGGTTGCTTACTAGCTTGGACAAAAAAGACGAAGCAAAAACCAAGCAGAAAAAGAAGCTAAAGAAGCCGCCATCAAACTGGAGCAATTACGGTATTATAAAATACCTGAAAGAAAACCCAGAGCTGATCGGCGATGCGGCGTTTGAGACCCCGTTGCTTGAAGAGTTTTATGAGTGCGCAAAATATGTCAGCGAGGTAAGGAAAACACCATGGCCTGAATTTGAAAGTAGGTATGTTGTACCAGTAAACGAACGGCTCGGATACTACTGGGGGTTAGAAAAATTATTTATATACTTTCAAGAAGCTTATAGCGAAAACAAACACAGCGAAGCTATAGACAAAAGCATAGACAAAAAAATACGAAAGTTCAACAAAATCATCGAGATGTGCGGCAGGCGGCAAAAGTGGTTTGCGTCTCTTTTTGGAGACGACAGAACGCACAGGGTAGTAAACGAGTTTGCTAAGGTTGTGGCGTACCTTAAAGTCACTAAAGACGATGCTCGTTTAAACGCCGCAACGGACGCGTATGCGGCTGCTTGGGATTTGATCAACACAAAGCTAGAACAAAGCAGCTTAACAAAAGAACAGTACAATGCCAGAATCGCAAGCAGGTACGAGGATACAGACGCTCCAGAGCATAAGGAAGCGAAGCGTTATAACGAAACGTTAAAAGCAAGCTTTAGGTTTGCAAACTATTTAGATGACATCTTTTTTATTTACAATGTTCGTTTAGCGGAAAACGTTGTTAGATATTTGAAAGCAGCAGTAAAGTTTTTGTCAAAAGACACAGACAGCGCGTCTTACATTGACTCGGCTACAGAAAACTTGGCAAAGTATCTCAACAAAACTGTAAGCGCCTTACCACCAGAAATCGAGAAGGGGTACGCTGAAGAACCACGTTTATGGCCTGAGTACGCATGCATATCTTTGACTTTGGATCACAAAATAAATGACTCAACTCTAAACTCTATGGCTGTGTACACAGCTGAGTTAGTTAAAGAAGCCAGCAAAGACGAAATTGGTTGGCAAACGGCGCGTAATATTTTGAGCCGAGCCGCTAACTTTTTCAAGTACATAGCCAAGTACAACAAGCGATACGCTGTGATTGAACATGCGTTCTTGCAGAAAGAGAATGTTACAGCGGCTACGGAGTACGTCAATGCCTTCAAAAGAACAAGTTAGCAAGACCGTAATACACGTAAACCAGCACGTCATCCGCGCCAACAAAAAGAAAGGAGAGCAGAAGCCTGTCTTAACAGTCAAGACAAGCAAGACCAACGTTTACGCCCACGAGGTCGAAATCTCTGGGCCTTGTAAAATAATTTATCGACCGGACAAACCACTGTCCTGCGGAGCTCGCGTCTGGATAGAGACGACGAGCCAAGTAACAACCAAGAACTTGGCTGACGTAGGACACGCGTCTAGCGAGGTGCAAGGAACTACCGATGAAAACTCTGGCGACTTGGCTGAGTGTGAAACCTGAACTGGTTATGGCGCTTTTGGAATTTTGCGACGGATGGGCAGTACTGGACTCCGAGCTTTTGAAGCAAGAAGGATTTCCAGCTTTACTGATTGATCGGGTAACCGACACACATCGAAGGAAAAGGAAAGGCAAGGCTGCCGTCCTGGACAAGAATCACGAAAAGGTTAATTCCATTCGTGGTGTGTTCTGCCTTGAACTTCTGTACGACATCGCAAAAGACTTGGAGCTTTTGAAAGCTATCACACGTGCCAGAAACAAACTGAGCCAAGAAGAACAAGCACAGATACTGGTCGGTAGTATAACTAAATATTACTCTTCAGGAGTAGTATGACCCACAGGCGGAGATGTAGAGGTTGTGCGTTTAATACACTCATCTTATTAATAAGATGAGTGTACTAGACCTTTTTTTGTCATTGTCTGGACCCAGGCAATGCAAGAAAAAAATAGAATATATTTTATTGAAAATAAAATATAATAAAGTCACAACTTCAACAGTTCCGCTTTGGGTGCGTTTGTTTGATAGTTGACGTATTCGGAAATAGGGCATACGGTTTTATGTCCCTATCTTCGCTAATTTAAACACGTCCCAGAAAGGAAGTAGGTTATGTTGAACGACCCCAAGGCTCGCAAGGCTGAGAAGATTGCGCGCAAGTGCGACGACGAGACTTTTGTCCGTGTCTGGGAAACTTACGCTTCCAAGGGCAGGCGAGCTATTGCCAACGCTCTCGGAATGGCGGTTGTTTCCGTGAACGCTCGGTACAAAAAGTTGACATCTTGCGGTGTGCGACTTTCCGAGCCGGTGCGTATCCGCCACCTGGTGGATGTCAAGAAGCTGAACCAGCTGGCCGAGCAGACTCGCCAGTTCGTTCAAGTTCAAGCACAGTCTCAGACTAGCGTTCCTGTGCCTCAGAAATCGCGCGTGGTGGTCGCGGAGGCCGTAAAGCCGCCTGTGCCTCGCCAACGGATTACGAGCGCTCTTGAGCCCGTTTCTGAAGAAGTGTGAGCCAGCTGTCTTAACAGCTAAGATTTTACTACAACAGCGTAGCCCGTCAAAAGGCTACGCTGTTGTGTTTATATTGCACAAGCTATAGGAGTACGTAAGAGGTACATATGCCTAAATCTTTGAAAGCAGAAAACAACTTAAAAAAGCTTGATAGAACTGCCCAGTTGACTGAGGGCAAACCAGAGCAGGTTGCCACTGTCTCTAGACCGCAGGCAGAAACGCAATTAGAAAAATCTGGTTTTGCGCAGGCTGAAGTCAGGCCTGCCGCCAGGACGTTTTCCACGGTTATCCCTATTCCTTCTCCCAGAGCCGAGGCCGACATGTGGCGTCACCCTGAGGACGCTGTAGCCAATCAGTGGTACGTTGCTATTTATTTCAGCGACAAAGTACCGTACCTGGCTATTTGGGACAAGCGTCTCTGGCGCGATAACCGAGGCTTGCCCGTGGCCGTGCCGATGCGTGTCAAGGCTGTGGGCGAGTTCCCCAAGCAGCCAAAAACACCCAAGAAAGACTCTGAGTAATTTCCCGTAAACCCTGTCGTCTAATTGAGGCATGTTGCGGATCAGCGTGCGCGTCGCCTGAGAGCCGCAACGAGGACACCCCCAACGCGTAAGGGGAAATGAGGGTCTGAGTCCCTCCAGGGTTAGCTTTTAAGAAAGGCAATTTATGCGTTTAGATTTAACCAAATACGATTTTAAAATTTGGATGTACGGTCCTTTTTTAAACGATAAAACCTGGAACTGGAGTGTTTCAGCTTCTCCCAGATTTGGAAATATTATCTTAGGAACGCCTGAAATTGCGTTCAAAGGTAAAATGTATCGTGATGGCTCAGATTTTTTGACAATGCTAGACGATATTAAACTAGCGATAACCGAACCGGAAAACTGGATATCTCCAGAAGTATCTGAGCACCTACTAAGACAAGACGAAGAAGAGTGGGCTAAAGAACAAAACGCGCTTGGTTACGGCGTTCAGAGCAACTCCACATGCCCTAGGTGCGACAGAGACTTGATTATGCGTGATATGAACCTTAAAGGCGAAGGCATATCGACATGCTTAATTTGCGTTGAGCACTGCGATTATGTCCCAACTGTCTACTCAAGTCCTTATCGCAAATTAGACCGAAAAGACCCTGACTCACCATAGCTGAGTTTGAAGGCAAAGCTGAAACAGATTCAAAACGTGTACCTAAGATCAAGTCTTACGAACTGTCGAGATAAGTTTCTTGACAAATAAGGAGGCACCGATGTCTTCTGACTCCGATCTAACTGACGGCGATTTGGAAGAGCTTCTCAAAGGACTCAACGAGCAAGAAGACAAACAGGTTGATGTCTCGCATCATCGGCAGAATCTTGACGAAGATTACCTCGCAATGCTTGACAAGCTCTGTTCCAAGACAACGCCAGGCCCGTGGTATCCCAGGGCTGGGGATGATGACATGTGCATGAATGCAAGATGGATTTCTACCGACCCAGGCGTAGGCTATCGACACAACGGGTTTATTTATGAACATCCATCTGACAAGTGCGTTGCCATCACTTTGTTGCAGTCTCCAAGGTTGGCAGACGTAAACGACTGCTACGACCGCAACATGGAGTTTATCTGTGAAGCCAAGTACGCAGTTCCAAAGTTGATTGCTAAAGTTCGAGAGCTGACCGAGCTATTGGCTATCGAAAGGGACAAGAATGCGCAAGGGTTATAACTTTAAACATTTGATTGAAAAGTGGGACGAGATAGTCATGCGTCTGTGCGAAGAGGTTACTCCGCATGACGTCTTGTCGGTTGTAAAAGATTACTTGAAGGTCGTGGCTGCTGACTTTGACAAAGTAGGGCTAGACCCAGACAGGTTCAACAAAGCTGTCGAGTTGCTAGACCAAGCCCTTGCCCACATTAACCCCACTGAAGAAGAGGCGCAACAGCATGAGCATGCGACAAAAGCTTGAAGAGTACGCGGAAGACACAGGTATAGAGCTTCTATTCGCGGACGGATTTGACGACGCTATTATTGGCGTCAGCGTACAGGCCTCTAAGCACGAGACCGTCGCTTACGACCACAGCAAGTGCGTAGCTATCTTGATGAAACGAGACGGCATGACCGAGGAAGACGCGGAAGAGTACATGTCTTTCAACGTCACGTCAGCCTGGGTCGGAGAAGGAACGCCTGTCTTTGTTTTGACTGACTTCAACCAGGAGTGAACATGCTTACCTCGACCAAACCCGCCCTGCACAAGGCGGGTCCTTCCTCGTTGACTCTTGAAGACCTTGTCAGCGACGAAAGCTTTGTCTGGGTAGTCTACTGGTACGAAAGCGCTGGCTTCTTGGAGGGTTTCGGTAAGGCTGTTGCCAGGGATCGTAATGGCGAGCTTTGGTACAAGTATCTCGATCACTGCTCCTGCCACGGGGTGAGGACTGAGCGGGATGACGACCAGTTTCGTCCCTGGCATAGGATGTCCAACCAGGACGTCACTGAGTTTTTCAATCCTATCCATGCCCTGTCTTCTGACGAGGACAGCCTTATTGAACACGTCAAAAAACTGATGACCCAAACCTGACGCCTTTTCCAAAGACGCCAGCTTGGGCTTTCACGGAGGTCCGTATGGATGTGGAGTTCAAGCTGGCGTCTTTTCGTCGCAGCGCGTTTTTCCGTTGCAAGTCTGTAACGCTATTCAAGAAAACCATGCGCAGCAAAAGAGAGCTGCGCATGGGCATCGCCAAGGTGCTCAGCCTGTGGCGCGTCAAAACCTATAAGCTTATGAAGTACGGCATGTTTACCGACAAGCCTGTCAGGGTGCAGTACCTGAGAAACTGCCCACCTAGCCTGGGTAAGTTTGACAAGACCAACGAACAGCTGCGACCCTGCAAGTTCTACTCATGCCCTTGGTGCTGGTCTAGACGATATGCTGCTGAGGTGCTCAAGCGCACGCTCAAGTCAGACAACTACATCTTTTACTCGATGTATCGCAAGGTTAGGTATGGCAACAAATCAGTAAAGAATTGCATAAAGCTATACAAAGAAGCCTTGCAAACAGCTGTAGTTATGTCTAGAAAACTAACTAGGCGTAAACACATAAAAGGTGGATTTAGCTTGGTTTACTTCGAGCCCTCTCACGGGGGCTTCAGCCTTGTGACGCGCTATCTGATCGCCAGCGACTCCGAGGCGTTCGAGCCTTTGGAAGACTTCACGCCAAACCTGGCGTCAAGAAACAAAGTAAGGGCCGCTTTTGTTTTCGGCCTGTACCCGTTCAACTTTCTAAACGCCAACGCTGGCACTAAGAAGTTGGTTTACTTCCTGAAAAGAAAGACAAAAAATGATCGAGGTTTCAAATCCTTCGGGGAGTTCTACGGCAGCGGAGGCCCGAATGAGCACGACGGTTGACCACAACCCAGACGACCCGACGCTGATTAGCCGACATTTCGCTGATCCTTTTGCTCGACTGAGCGACATGCGGGAGCGGCTCAAAGGCTCTTACTTTGATGTCACCATTGGTTCAGCCCAGTCAGAGAAGTATCTGGTTGAGCTGTACTATGACATGATATTTTTGAAGAACCTTCTGGCTCACCTGGGCATTTACGACGAGCCTAACTTGAGAGCGGATGTGCCAAACAGTTCGGGTATTAACAAAGTTGTAGAAGCTATTCGCAGTAAACTTTTGACAACAAAGTGATCCACCTATAGGCTTGAGACGACAAACTCAAGCCTATTTTTTTATGGGTCAGCTTATGCAGCCATCTATTGAAGACTTCCTCAAGAACTTCAAGGGACGACAGTTTAAAGTGGTTGTTCCTCATATTCCTTATCTGCCGTCAGACCAGGATGTCAAAGTAAACTACGGCCAAGTTAAAGACGACAGGGAAATATATGTGTTTATTAAGCTTAAAACGTTTCCGCTTGATGAACAGACTTACACATATCAAGAAGCAATAGATGTTCTTGAAATATTTAACAGTAGATGGCAGCATACAAGAGCGGACGCTTGGACTGAGCCCTACGCCAAGGCCGTCGGTGATCCTGAAGTGACTTTCACGCTCACGGAGTTCAAGAACTACAAGGACGCTTCCGTGATGCTTGAGAAGTTTTGCAGGAACCGAAAGCGCAAAGACGGGCTTGGGGGCAGGCTGTTTGCTGCGCACGACGAGTCAGAGGACGCCGATGACTTGTCCGACTGAGGTTCCCAAGGAATGAAAGACAAAGGGTATTTTCCCAACAGAAAGCCAGGTGAGCGCAACTGTTTGAAGTGTGGCAAGAAGTTCAAGTCGTACGACATGACCGCCAACAGGATTTGTGGCAACTGTAGCGACTCGAACTCCAGGGAAAGAACCCCAAGAGTTTTCAAATGCGACGGCGGCGACAGCTGAGAAAGGACTGACGTGTCTACCATTATCGCGGTTGTCGGCGACTCCATCCTGGATCACTACGTCCACGGCGACGTACACAGGATATCGCCAGAGGCCCCCGTTCCTGTCGTCACCACCAAGTACGAGATGTTTTGCCCAGGCGGTGCCGCCCACGTCGCTTCGTCGATCCAGGCTCTCAACAGCCCCGTTATCCTGTTCTCGCCGGTCGGAGCTGACCCCGAAGCCAAGCGCCTGACATTCAGCCTCGACACTATGAATGTCTCGACAGATGTTACGACGCTGTCTGAGTACCACACATCTGTCAAGACGCGCATTATGGTCGGAGGCTACCAGGTGCTGCGCACCGACAGAGAGATGCGGGCAGACGCCTCGCCCACTTACGGCAAGTTTCAGGAGAATGTTCTGTTCAAGCTCAGAAGCGTTAGCAGGGACATCAAGGCCATCATTGTTTCTGATTACGCCAAGGGAGCTGTCAGCCCAGAGCTGCGCCAGGCCCTACAGGATATACGCTCAAGCCACCCCAATATTTTTCTGTTCGTAGACGCCAAGCCGTCGGGCATGCTGGACTGGCACAGCGCCGACTGTATCACGCCCAATTTCAACGAGGCTTGTGCTGTGCTTGGTGTCGATGCCAGAGCCGTGTCTTCCAAAAGCGACTCCGCTTGCGAGTCTCTTGCCGCGCAGTTGGCGCAGCGTCTGCCCAACCTGTCCCTGGCCGTGGTAACTCGGGCGCAAAACGGTTGCAGCTGGTACGACAACAACACCAAAACGGCTGGCAGCTTGCCTGCCTTCACAACCTGCAAGACAGACGTCATAGGAGCTGGAGATACTTTTATAGCCGCGCTGTCTGTAGCCATCTGCGAGGGCCGCTCGATTCGGGACGCTATCGTCTTTGCCAACGCGGCCAGCGCTTTGGCTGTGTCCAAGCCTGGCACTACTGTTGTTCACCGCATGGAGCTGGACCTGTTTATGGCCCGACCCACGCAGGTTAGCTCTCTGTCCAAGCTGATGTCTCAGCAGGCTGCGCTGTCTTGGGCGCAGCAACTCCGATCTACCAACGAGAAGATTGTATTCGCCAACGGCTGCTTCGACCTATTGCACGCAGGCCACGTGCATCTGCTCGAGCAGGCTAAATTCGCTGGTGGCTATCTTCTCGTTGGTGTGAATAGCGACGCCAGCATCAAGGCACTCAAAGGGGAAGGCAGGCCGTTTGTCGGCGCTGCCAACAGGGCGCGTATGGTTGCGGCCCTGGAGTGCGTTGATGCCGTTGTCACATTTGAGCAGGAAGAGCTGGTGCCTCTGATCGAGGCGGTCAAACCGGACATCCTTGTCAAGGGTTCCGAGTACGTGTCTTCTGTTGTTCCTGGCGCAGAGTTCGTTGTGAACAGCGGCGGTCAGCTGATGCTGGTAGACATGGTTCCTGACATGTCTACCACCAGAACGGCTGAAGGCGTCAAGACGCAGGCTTGAGCAGCTTTCCAATTGCTTCCTTAGCCTCGTCAGTCAGCTCGACGCCAATTTCTGTAGCCAACAGCTCTACTGCCTTGTCTGTGTCGTCCAGCAGACTGTTGACGTCCAGATGCAGCACACGCGACACGTCTTCTTTGTTCTCCAGATAGAAGCGGTCTGTGTTTAGAGACCTGGCTACGATGTATTTTCCCAACAGGCTGGAGGCTTCTTCAAGCGTCCATTCTTTGTCTGACCTGACAATTTCCAGCGCGCTGTAGTGGGGCTTACGCAGGGCTATTATTATTTTGTAGTCTACTCCCTTTTCCTTCAGCAGCTGCGCGAACTCGAAAAATGTCATGCACAGCATTGGATCGTGCATGATCCAGTTTTGGCCCTCTTTGATCTTGTCGTCGATGTATCCCGTCATAGGCTCCATGGCGTGCTTGGCCATGCCTAGGGATATCTTTGGTTTGTGCGCTCTGTCGCACATGATCTGATTGACAGCCACCAGGTTCCAGTCGTTGGTTTCGTCTGACGGAATGCCTGGAGTTTTGAAGCCCATGGCCATAAGCGTCTTAGCGATAAGACTGCCGCCGCCAGCAGGATGACTCACGACAACAGCGCACTTGATTGACATTATTCGCTATCCTTTCTAGTCTTTCTGCACGAACCTCTTAATTCACCACGCATCACCGGTATATCTTTTGGAGCCTGTATGCCTATCTTGACACTTCCATTGTTGATGATTAAAACCTCTACAACTATGTTCTCATTTATTCTGATAATCTCTTTAGGTCTCCGCGTCACAACGAGCATTTTGAACTCCTTTCAACGTGCCTCTTGGGACATTGTATAGACCCGCATCAGCACTTCAACCCAGGAGAAAGATTTATGGCTGTAAAACCCCTGCTGGTGCTGACGTCCGATTGGCATCTGAGTCCTTTTTCTTGGAAGAAACATCCAAATGTTCACAGGGATTCTTATTACTCTCTGCAACAGATCGTTGATCTTTGCATAAAGCTGGATGTTCCTCTAATTGCTGCTGGCGATCTTTTCGACATCAAACAGCCGCCCAGTGAGTCTGTCGTATTCTGCTTTGAGCAGATGAAACGGTTGGAGCGCGTCGGCATTCCTGTTTTCTACGTGCAAGGCCAGCATGAGCTGTCAGAAGTTCCGTGGATGAGCTTGTGCTCCAACGCCGTCCATATTGACAGCTTCAAGACTTCCCAGCCGTTCAAGGAGTTTGAGATACAGGGTCTTCGTGTCGTCGGTCAAGACATCGAGTTCTCAGGCAACCGCTTTGCCGATCAGTGTCGCGTCATGCACTCTTATGCAGGCAAGGACCGCTTTGACCTATACGTGACGCACCAGGTATGGGCTGACTTTATAAAGAAAAGCGACGAGAACTTTATGTTCAAAAACGCCGCTTTCGCCAAGGTTATCTACACTGGCGATTACCACAAGACTGAGATTCTGCGCATAGACGGCACAGAGTGTTTGTCTTCTGGCTCCATTAATATGCAGGCGACTAATGAGCCTCCTCACAAGTTCATATTCATTTTGAACAGTGATCTTAGTTGGACTCAGTATCGTCTTAAGACTAGGCCATTCGCTCTATTTGAGCTCAAGTCTGAAAAGCATTTTGACATACTGATGAACCTGACTAACGAGGACTTACTGATCGAATGGCCGCACAGGGATTTGCCAGAACACATAGCCACTCCGCTGGTATGTGTGCGATATCAAAACAACATTCCTAACGCTTACGACTTGCTGTGTGACAAGTTCCGCAACTGGAATTACGAAATCATTCCGACTGACTTCAACTCAAGTGAAGTCACGGCAGCTGTGGAACGTAAACACATACAAGAGCTTGTTGACATATCTGAATGCGTGGAACAGACAGGGTTCTCCGAAAGCACTGTCGCCCACAAGGATGCCGTGCGCATCTTCAATTCAGGAAATGTCGAGCAGGAGCTGTTAGAGATGCGCAACGAGCATTTACAGGGAGTAGCCAATGTTTCTTAAGAAGGTAAAACTGCGCAACTTCTGCCAGCACATCAGCAGGACCGTCGAGTTCCAGAAGGGTCTGAACGTCATCGTCGGTCCTAACGGTTCGGGAAAGTCAAACATCCTAAACGCCGTCTACGGCGCTTTGACTGGCGACTTCGGCAGGAATGCGGGCAAGGCAGCCGAGAACATCTCCTTGAACACCGACGGCGGAGAGTGCAGTGTGGACCTGCACTTCTCACACAACAGCCAGGACCTGCGGCTGCTACGTCGGCTGGAGCCCGTGGACCGCCAGCTGTTTGTCAACGACAAGATATACACCTCGGACAAGGAAGTGTTGGAGAAGCTGCTGCACATCCTGGAGGTAGACAAGGAGATTCTCGGGCAATACGTTTTCGTCGAGCAGTGGGACAACTTTGGTCCTCTGGCGCTGTCGGCAGCGAAGCGAATCTCGGCTTTCCAGAAGCTGTTCAAGATTGAGCAGCTGAACAAGATTGGCGACAACCTGTCTGACGGCAGCCTCAAGCTGTCCACCGTCGGCATCGCCTCGCAGAACCTCCAGGAGCTTAACGACAATTTCAGCAAGGCGGTGCAGGCTGTCAAGGACCTCACGACTGCCCTGGAAGCACTGCCTTCCGAGACCGATCTCGACTCTGAAATTTTGCAGTACAGCAACATCGTCAGCCTGTGGGCAAGAAAGGTAAAGCTGGAGAACTCTGTAGCCAGCCGACTGGAGGCGATCAAAAAGCTGGAGCAGGATAAGACGGAGCACGATGCCAAGACCCAGGAGCTCACCGATGAGCTGCTGGCTTTGCATGACGCCATAGACCAGATCGAGCCGTCAGCTGAGGAGGCTTTGAAAGTCGAGGCGCTGTGGATCAAGTACGACAGCTACCTCCACCAGCAGCAGCAGGCCCAGAAGGCCCTGAACATCCTGGAGGCCGAGAAGCTGCTGAATCCAGAACCCCAGCAACCCTACGACTACCTGACGGACTTGGAGTCCGTGACCCTGACTCTGGACAGCTTGAAGTTCAAGCAGCGCCAACACAACCAGTTCATCTCGTCCATCAACCCAGAGGACGAGTCAGCCAGCTGTCCCACCTGCGGTACTCCAGCCAGCAACCTGAAGGACAAGTGGCTTGAGGCCAAGGAGGAGCTGCTGGCTCTGTCCGACAGCATCACGGCCTTGACGGAGCAGATCGCCAGCACGGCGGCATTTGACAAGAAGAAGGTGCTGCACCTGGCTTGGAAGACCAACTTCGTCAAGCGACTGGAGACAGCCAACAAAACTCTGGCCGATCTGGTTGAGGTGGCCCAACCCTCCGTCTCCAGGGACGAGGCCAAGGGAATACTGGAAAAGAAGAAAATCCTGAAAGATTCGTTCGTCGCCACTGGTAACAAAATCAACGCCCTGGATGTCTTGGGCGGCAGGCTTGGCACCTCTCTGGACCACCAGACAGCTGAAATGCAGAAGGAATTGGATGAGCTGAAGGGCTACTCCGACCTGGACGAGAGCAGCGTCAACTCGGCAAACACCGTGATTTCCGAGCTGAAAATCACCAAGTCGCGCATCCAGAAGCTGAAGACGGACATTGCCCTGTCTGAAGCTGAGGTCAAAAATTGCAATCAAAAGATAGAAGCGGCGCGCAACCAGCTCAGCCTCGCAGCGCTGCACGACTCTTGGAACGAGCGCATTGACAACCTTAAAAAGGTATTCAAGTACAACGCGCTTCCTATGGTGCTGTCGTACAAGTACATGGCTAAGGTTGTCACAGAGCTAAATAACACATTGGCTCAGATTGGCGTTCCGTTTAATATAGAGTTAGAGCAAGACCTATCATTCACAGCGAATTTTGGGTCTAAGAAAGTACCAGCAGCCAGGTTGTCGGGCGGTCAAAAGGTTATCCTGACCATCGCCTACAGGTTGGCTGTTAATTCCACTTTCGCTGCTAACTTGGGTTTACTTTGCCTTGACGAGCCCACGGTGGGTTTGGACGAGGCTAACCTGGGCGCGTTGGAGAAAGCCTTTGACCGATTAAAACAATTTTCAGCCTCTAACGGTGTGCAGATTCTCGTGGTAACTCACGAGAAGAACATTGGACACTTATTCGACCATACAATAGACCTGCATTAGGTCTGAGGAGGCACCATGGGTGTCCTTACCGATGAAACAACCACACTCAAGTTGTACAACTCTCTCGACGATGAAGTGTGGTATATCTCAGGTAACGGCACACCAAGGCCGTCCAACATACTCTACGAGGACTACTGCGACAGCCCTTCTTTTCTAAACAAGAAACTGACTGTTCGGTTGGTTGGTGACAGCAGAAATGCCAGGATGATAACGGCTTTGTATGAAGCCAAAGTTAAGGGAGAGCTGAAAGACGTACAGGTTTGCAGCCCTCAAGTCGAGCTGATCAATCTCGATGAATATTGCCCAGAAAAAGTTTTGCTCAACATGCGTCGCTGGAAGTATCCATCGACTCTGGGTGGCTTTCACAGCGTTACCAAAGACGATCACATCGTGTACACGATGTCGCACATCCTGGCTGAGCCTGGTTCAGTGTCGGCTAACCTGGATGTTTTGATGGCCCTGTACGAGCAGCTTCCTCTGGCTAAATACCTGCGTTTTGTCCCAGGCGTCAACGATCATGCGTGCATGCTGGTCGTCGCTCAGACTATTGATCCTCGCTGGTTTGTTGACACTTTCTTCCCCAACAAGCTGTCGAAGTATTACGACTACATGGGTGTCAACAAGCTCAAGCACGGGCTGTCCGAAGAGCAGGGCCACGATGGCGTTATCACCAAGGCACAGCGCCGAGGTTTTGTGGTCAGCTCCTGGCAGGCCTACAAGAACTGGGACGCCATGTTAATCACGCCTGACTCAGGCAAGACGGATTTCCTGCTAGGCACTTATTTTAACGTCGCGTCGTCTTTTATCAGCGGCAGCCCTCTAGAGCGTAAAGAATATTTTGACGAGGCTGTTCTTGCCACGTGCCAGAAATTCCTATCGTATCTACACGGCTGCTGGCTAAACTTGCTGTACCCTATGCCCAATCCCTGGAACGAGTCCCTGTTCGTTCCAGAGCACTTCTTCGCCAGCCCTGAAGAAGTAGTTCGGTTTAGGGAAACTTTCTGTAAGAAAACCTAGACTGTTTTTCTTACAGGCGCATACTCTCCTATGTCGGCACACCCCTGCCGACATAGATGTCTTTTTGTCCACGGAGTCAACATGTCGTCTTCACGTTTCAGACTGCACAGAAAAGGCAACCTGGCGGAGCTGGAAGTAGTCAGTGGTGAACCGCCTTTTGGCATGATCAAGAAGATTGAAAGCCAGCTGACCTACACCCACGTATCCCAGTTGCGCGGACAGGACGCCTATCAGCGAGGCGGATACGCCCCCTTTCAATCCGAGGAAGTAAAGCTCTTCGCCTACGACGAGACAGGCCGTCTAATTTTTCCCAAAGGCTTCAGCCACAGGGTTTACGGATTGTGTCAGGAATTCGGCGCGCCAGTTGAGATTGTGGACTACCCTCCACCTTTGCCAAACCCTGAGCGCTTTCACACAGACTTTAATCGTGTTTTCGCGCGGATGGACTTGAAGGCCAAACAGGACGAGTGTATAGCTGCCATATCCGTTAGCGAGGGAGGCATCATTGTCGCACCGACAGGCTTCGGCAAGTCGTTCCTGTTCGGCGCTATCTGCATGATGCATCCCAACGCCCGTATCCACGTCATCACCAAGCGCAAAGATGTTATGCAGCGATTGCTGCGCCATCTGGTCAAGTTCATTCCTGACGTCGGTCAAGTCGGCGGCGGTCAGCGTCGGTGGGGTCGGGTTACCGTTATCACGGCTGACTCGCTGCATCTGGTTGACCACACGCCAGGCGAGTGCGCTGACATCGTCCTATACGACGAGGTGCATGAAGCAGCGGCCCCGTCTTATTCCGTCGAGCTAGCCAAGTACCAGCATGTTCGCATGTTCGGGTTTACGGCAACACCAGAGGGTCGATTCGACGGTGCTCACCACCGACTGGAAGGCCTGTTCGGCCCACGCATCTTTGAGATGACTTACCAGGAGGCTGTACAGCACGGACTGGTTTTGCCTGTTCAGGTTGAGTGGATTGACGTGCGCATGCCGGTTAATCCATGCGAGTTCAAGAAGGACACCGCCAAGGAGCGCTGGGGCATCTGGCGCAACCAGTTCAGGAACAACCTCATTGCCCAGAAGGCAAACGAGTTTGACTCTGACGACCAGGTGCTTATCTTGGTGCGCACGCTCGAGCATGCCGTTTATCTCAAGCAAGAGCTGCCAGACTTCAAACTTTGCTACGACAAAATGGATACCGACCAGTACGAGGCGCTTGTCAAGAAGGGTATGCTCGACAAGCTAACCGAGCCTGCCATGACACCGCAGATTCGAGACAAGATGTCTAAGGATTTTGAAGCTGGTACCTTGAAGAAGGTGATAGCTACAGATGTATGGTCCACAGGCGTGGACTTTCCTCAGCTGTCAGTACTGATACGAGCAGACGCTCGTGCCAGTGAGATTATGGACATACAGGCTCCTGGCCGTGTTGTTCGTAGGCATGACGCTTCTGGCAAAGATCACGGTTTGGTCATAGACTGTATGGACTACTTCGACAGCGGTTTCTTCAGGCGTAGCCAAGAGCGCAAACGGACGTATGTTCGACAGGGCTGGGAGCAGCCTCCAGCCAGGACAAGGGGTAAGCTGTGATATGCAAAGAGACGCAGAGACAGAGCTGCACCAGCGCATACGGCAGACATACGTTACAGAAAGGAGAAAGTTTGAGTCGAGACTGAGCGGTCGGCCTAGCTCCTATGGTTTATCACCTATACCTAAATGGGACGGAACAGACGATGTCAGGCCTGGCTCTACTAGAAGACCAGTGCAAGACAAATACGGTAAAAGCTATAAGCCTATATGGCCAAAGATAGCTCAGTTTGCTTTTAAGTCAGGCGTGGACCCCATAGAGCTGATCAAGACAAGATTTACACACACTAGAGGCCCCCGCGCTCCAGAACCGACAGATTGCATGTCCAGCGCTGCGCTGGATTTGTGTAGAAAAGAAGAGGTACCTGTTGACGCGCTAAACCAACAGTTGTACCAATACTTTAAAAACCTAGAGATAGAAGCGGAGAACAGAAGTGTTTACATATCACGTTACGGTTGGACTCCAGAGAAAGTCATCGACAGTATTGTTCGTGACTTAACCCTGCCTTTTTCTGCGTTGTTTAGGCACCACCTTGCTCTCGTCAACGGAATAGACGCTGTAGCACAGGTAACAAGGTCGCCTGCTGTCATCGAATATCTCAGGCAGAAAAGGTCTTACGACAGTTCTTTGTGGAAAGAAATTATTCCCAAAGACATTGTTGAAGAGGCTGAGCTTTCTGCCGTGTAGTCACGGAGGTTTTTATGTTTGGCCAGAGACCTGGCAATCGACAGCCGCTTGTAAAGAGGGCAATAACACCAGAACATCTGATAGTCATATTCGGTGTTCTGGTCAGAAACAAAGTACTGTTCGTCAAGGTAAAGCCTTCATTTCTTCCTGAGATTCTCAACAACCCTGGCGAAGAATTTCACGCAGCGTTCCTACGCATGCTACTGTCGCACTTCGACGCTACCAACGAACTGCCCGTGCAGGGCTTGGCGGTAGCCGAGATGACCAGTCTGGCAAGGGAGAACCACTCAGGCTTTTCTGAGAAAGTGGCCAGCGAAGAAACCTTGGCCATCTACTCGCTACTGGCTATCTCGACACCAGAGGAAGTGCGTTCCACAGAATTTGTGGCAACGCAGCTGCTGCGCGAACTGATTATTGATCGTCGCGTAGTCATGCCGACGCGCAGCGCTTTGCTCAACGCTTCTAACGCGTCGTTAGCCAACCCAGGCGATATCTTTGAGGCGGCCAGTCGCAATCTGCTGGAAGTTCAGCGGTTGTTGAATCGCAGCACCATATCTTCTGTTCCTCAAGTACGGCAGCGGCTGAACAACTATGTGTCCTTCGACCAGCACATGGATTTTCTGAACGCGCTGACCCAGGGCGGTTTGCACAGGAAGACAGTCAGCGGTCTGTTTGGCGTGTTCGGCGGCTGTAAAACCACCGTTGCCACACAGGCGGCTGCCTGCCGTATCAGCCTAGAGTGGAACAAGCACCTGCGTGGAGAAGAGTCTGAGATTGTTGTATTCGCAAACTGCGAGGGCGCTCCCGAGGAAATATCGTTTAGGGTGCTGTCGTTCCTGTCCAAGATTCCGGCTAGGCGCATTCGCGATCATTTCAACTCCATCAACCCACTGCGTGATTATGTTCCAACCGACCCAGACGACTACCAAGTCAAGTACGGCATAGCCCTTCCCGAGACCGTTCGGCTGGAAGAGGCTATAGAAAAGATCGATAAGTTTTTGAAGATCATCGATCTGTCTGGGGCAACCGAAGGGTCTGACGTTCTCGGCAAGGGCTATGTGTCCGACCTGGAGATGATGACGGACACGTACTGCCAGGAGTCCGGCAAGGGCGTGTCGCTGTTCATACTCGACTATGCGAAGGCCTTCACCAGGCGGTACATGGACCTGAACGGCATTTCCGCCGAGCAGATTCGACACCACCTGGGCAGGTTGCCCGACTACGTCAGACGGCAGGTGGCTGACAAGTTTAACTGCGCATCCTTGATTTTGCAGCAGATGAACAAGGCTGCGTTGAGCAAGAAGCCTGGCACGTTGTTGTCGCACATAGACTCGTCCGAGGCTTCCGACTTCGGCGAAAACTGCTGGTTCTGCTTCACTCTGTCGCAGCCCACCAAGGACAGCGACGACAAACTTGTCGTCAACATGAACATGTCGAAGGCACGCGACGTCGAGCCACCCAGGAAGATGCCGTCTCTTGAGTACATTCCCTACTGCCAGGGTCTGCGCCTCACCGACGAGTTCCGCATAGTAAACAATTCTTTACAACACGTAGAAGCTAGGAACGTTGCCGTTACTAACGAAGCACCACAGAGGAGGGCGACACGCTCAGCCAGGGTCCCATCCGTCACGGCTGACGACATGAACCCAAACTGAGAGTGAACCATGCGAGTACTATGTCGAGAGCTGTATGCAAGACTTGAGGAGAAATTCGGTGTAGTCAAGATCGCCAACCAAGGCATGTCGCTACAGATGCGCGACAGGCATTATCTTCAACGGCCAGCGTCATGTTGTGTTGCAAGTCACGCAAGGTTCTGAGATAGACCCGTCTAAACCCCTGGAAGAAAAACCTCTTCCAGGTGTCATAAGGCTTTTCTCGGAGCTGCCGCCAGAGCACCACGCGATAACCTATCTGCAAGGCAGGGGCTACGACCCCTACGAGCTTGAGTCGAATTTCGGAGTAGGTTACTGTGAGAGCGTCTTTGACCGCACCTATTATCCGCTGACCAATCGCATTTTCATACCTATAGCCTTCAAGGGAATGCTTGTGGGCTGGCAGGGTCGCTATATTGGCGATCCCAACTGGAAGGAGAGCAACGTACAGAAGTATTTCAACCTTAGGGGCATGTCCAAGAAAGACATGCTCTACAACTACGACCTGGCCAAGACCAGAAATATCTGCGTTGTGGTCGAGGGCGCAGCTGACGTTTGGCGAGTAGGTCCTGAAGCTGTGGCATTGCTGGGGTCGGACATGACCGACAACCAGAAAAAGCTGATTCAGGAAGGCTTTGCTGACAAGCCCGTCGCCATCTTTCTCGATGCCGACGCTTCCGACAAGTCTGTCGGCTTCGCGTCGGCGCTGTACCCGTACCTGGGTCGAAGGGTTTTTCCCGTGGTCAGTACGGCCAAGGACCCAGGAAGCATGACCAGGGAGGAGTGCTGGGGCCTCATCAATCACGAGATTGAGAAAAGGGGTTTGGCATGAGTCACCTGTTCAGAAGTGTTTATTCCGAGATCAAGTTCTTGCACATGCTGCGCGGAGAGGAGAACGGAGAGGCGGGTCTAGGTTCACTCTTTCCAATGCTGCCTATCGATTCGGACGAGATGCCAGGACCAGGACCTGACTTCGACAATTATTCCAGTCTGCTTGAGAACAAAGGAATTCTCTACAAGACCAAAGAGTTTGAGTTGCAGCAGCTCTACTACAGAGCGATGTACGATGATATGTTCGCCATGCCCGTCGCCTACATGGCCCGAATGCATACTCTGCCGTTTTTGATCGGTGGCATTTGGGACGCCGATGTTGTCATGGGGCCGCAGCCTTGCGACATCATGATGATCTACAAGCATGCCACGAAGACCGACATTCGTGAGGGCAGGCCCATCACAGGCAGCGTTCATGACATTCTGGACAGGTGCTTCATGGGCGCTGGTCTGGACAACACCGTGCCTGTCTACGCTACTCCCGTGATCAAGCACGATCACCCAGACCCCAGAAGCACCAACTTCAAGGCATGCTGGATGAAGAACTGCCTGCCTATTCTGCACCAGGAGATACGCATCGTCAAACCCAAGCACATTCTTCTGCTTGGGTCAGAAGCCATCTCCGCCGTGCTCGGCAGAGGCCACACTATCAGCAACACCCAAGGACGCGTGCTCAAGTACACGTACACGGCCATAGATGGAGAAATTGTCGAGGCCAACGCCATAACCTCGATCAGTCCCAGTATCGCCGTCAAGAAGCCCGAGAAGTTCGACGAGATCAAATGTTCTGTAGAGTACCTGGCCAGGTGCGTTAACGGCAGCAGCGTAGTCGTTGACCAGATCGACCACAGGACTATACGTTCCGTGGAGGAGCTGGCAGACCTGCGTGAAGAAATTCTTAGCGATAAGACAAACGACGTCATAGCCATAGACGCTGAGTGGAATGGCGCTTTTCCTGGCGAGAAGAACTCCTACGTTCGCACCATCCAGATCAGCTGGAAGCCAGGCAAGGCAGCTGCTGTCATCATGCACACCCAGGGCGGAAAGGAGCCTATAGCGGGCGGCATCCCAGCCGCTGTGCAAGAACTGCGCAAAATACTCAAGTCCACGCCTGAGCGTCCAGTCCGTGTTGTCGGCCATTACCTCAACGCCGACATGCCGTGGCTGATGAGCGTGGGTCTGGATATCCGCGAGGAGTATTGCGCTCCGATTGACGACTATGAGGCTGACGGGACCACCAAGCTCTTCGGTTACCAGAAGACAAAGACACAAGGCGGCTTTGACACCCTGCTTGCGGCCCACTCGGTCAACGAGACGGGCGACTTCAAGCTGGAGGTCTTGGGCACTCGCCTCGTCGGTGTTCCTCGCTACGACGTTGAACTACAGAAATGGAAGAAGCGTTACTGCGAGGAGAACAAGCTGGACTCGGACGGCTTGGAGGGCTACGGCGACTGCCCAGACGAGATCATCGTGCCGTACGGCAATTACGACGCCGACACGACGCGACGGCTCTTCGATGTCTACAACGGCGTGGGCGACAGCCCTGGCCTGCTGGACCGCGACGCCTACGGCAACAACTGTCGTATTCCCTTCTGGGTGTCTGCTCGCGCCGCCCTCGCTTTCGGCGAGATGCACATGACCGGCCTGAAGATCAACCTGGATTCCGCCGAGGAGCTGACCGAGCATTATGTCCGCACCAGGGACAGTCTTCTGGAAATTCTGCGCAGAAAACTGAACTGGCCTGATTTCAATCCCAACAGCGTGTCGCACTGCCGCGAGATGCTTTTCGGCGTCAAGTACAACGGCATATTCGACAAGGAGACCTTCGGCCCTAGGCGTGTCCGACCCGAGGGTGCGCTTTCCCTGGAGCTGACTCCCTACAAGTCCACGGGCAAGCGCCCCAAACTGTGGCGCGAGATCATGCAGAAGGGCCAGGAGGCCGAGAATCAAGTCTCCACCGACAAGGAAGTCTTGCAGATCATGGCCGATCAGCACGAGTGCGTGGCCCTGCTGCGGGATATTCGCTATGTTGCCCAGCTGACCAAGTACGTGGGCAAGGGCGTTGAGGAGGGCGAGGCAGTCAGGGACGAGGACGGGCGCATTGAATACGAGTCAGGCCTGCTGTCGTATGTCCATATCGACGGCAGGGTGCGCAGCCAGTTCTTCCAGACCAAGGAGACGGGGCGAGCCTCCAGCGCTCGTCCTCCGTTGCAGAATCTGGGAAAGACGGCTGAGGAGAAGTACAAGGCGGTCTTCAAACGACACGGCGACGAGACTGGCCTTCGGTACAAGTTTCCCCTGCGCTCCATTGTCGAGGCCAGACCTGGCCATGTGTTCGTCGATGCCGACTACACAGGTGCTGAGCTGGCTATCATGGCGTGGCAGTCTGGCGACAAGAACATGATCGACCATGTACGTCGCTCTGGTTTGGACGAGTCCGATCCAGAGTACTACGACATCCACAGCAATGTGGCCGTGTCTGCTTTCGGTCTGGCTTGCCCAGCCACCAAGAAAGGCTTGGCTAGCATCGGCAAGGCGGCACTGCGTACTGCGGCCAAGGCTGTGGTATTCGGCTACGCTTACGGCCAGCAAGCTGAAGCAACCTCACGCAAAGCCAAGCAAGAAGGTGCAGACGTCAGCGTCGAGCAGGCCCAGCGCCTCATCGACGGGCTGGTGGCTATGTATGAAGCTTTGCCTCACTATTTCCACAGCTGTAGGGAGATGAGCCAGAACCCTGGCTACATCGTCAACTGCTTTGGCCGATATCGTCGATTCGTCCCCACGCGAGAAAGGGACGTTGTCAGCGAGCAGCAGAGGCAAGCGATGAACTTCCCCATCCAGAGCGCTGTGGCAGACGCCATGTCCCGCGCCCTGGACCACCTGTACTGGTACAGGTATGAGCAGGAAAACCCAGACCTGTGGTACGACATCGTCCTACAGGTGCATGATGCCGTGGTTCTGGAAGTCCCATATCACTGCGTCGATTGGGTGATAACCGACGTCATTCCAACGTGCATGAGTAAAAGAGTCGAGGTTTACCCTTGTCACTTGGATGGCACGAGATACACTCAAGCTGGACCTTTTCATTTGCAGGTTCCTCCTCCCGACATCTTCCGCAAATGGTCGGTTCCTGTTACCAAGGAGGAGTGTCAGCAGATGGGCATCAGTGAAAGCTACGGAGTGTAAATGTCAATTCTCACTGGATCGGCTATTGTCGAAGAGATTGCCCAAAAAAGAATTGTGATCGAGCCGTTTAAGCTGGAGCAGGTGAACCCAAACAGTTACAACCTGCGCCTTGGCAAAAGGCTGCTTGTTTACAAAAGCGCTATTTTGGACATGCGCAGAGACAATCCGGTCCAGGAGATAAAAATACCCGAAGAGGGTTTATACCTTAACCCAGGAGTCCTATACTTGGGTGAGACTGAGGAGTACACCGAGACCCCTCATCACGTTCCTCACATAGAGGGGCGCAGTTCCGTTGGTCGGCTTGGTATGCAGGTTCACGTTACAGCCGGTTTCGGCGACGTGGGCTTCAAAGGCAAGTGGACTTTGGAAATTACTGTTGTGCATCCTTTGAAGGTGTACGCCGGTACGTGTGTCTGTCAGATTTCTTACGAGACACCGTACGGAAAGATTGTTCCATACTCTGGTAAGTATTCAGGGCAAAAGGGCGTCATGCCCAGCTGCCTGTATAAAGATTTTTCTTGAAAGGTATAGCATGTCTACGAATGATGGTATGTCTCGTTCCCGTCGCGTTTCCGCAACCCTGAGCGCTCTCAACACCTCGGATCGCCCGTTTCAGACGATGATTCTGAAGCGCGGCTATGGCGAGTTGTGGCGTCCAGACTTCAGCGGGAAGCCCAACGTCTTTCGCATCTACCCAGGTCTAAACCCCGACAACCCTGTCGAGTTCGATCCCTGGCGCTTCGACACTCGCGCTGACAACTACGGTCAGTGGTTCTTTCCCATCGTCACGGCCAATGTCAGCTGCCAGGCTTCCGGCATGGGCAGGGCGTGGGCGCTGTGCCACCCTCTCGACAACCGATACGACATGAGCAGGAACCCCTTGGTACTCATGCGCACGGCAGTCAAGTCGGCGCTGGCCCAGAAGCAGCCCTTCTCCGTCAACTGGATATCGATGATGCAGGGCGGGCAGGGACGCGGCGCTGAGTTGGCTGAGGCCAAGGAGTGCTGGCTGGTCCAGGTGGCGCTCCTTGAGCACAAGGGCAACACCTACAACCCTCCTCGCGGCGGCGGTGCCGACGACGAGACTGTGTTCATGCTGCTTCCGGTTAGCGCTGTCCAGGCCATCAAGTCGGCCATGGATCAGCGCAACCCAGAGTTCCGTGGCGATCCCGAGAACATCGCTGGCCACTATCTTCACGGCGACCCCATCGCTTTGAATGACGGTTGCTTTGTCGTACTGTTCCCGAAGGGCAAGGACCCCCGCAACGCGCAGCAGCATCTTGGAGGCTTCGGCCAGTCCCGAGAAAGCCGCTCCGGTCGTGAAGTTATCGGCTACGACGCCTTCCTCACCAAAGATTGGAACGGTATTGGTTCCAATCTGGCTGAGTACGAAGACATCGTCCGTGCTCACGTCAAGAACTGGGAGGATGCCGTTTACTTCCCCAGCAACGAGGAGCAGGTCAAATACCTGGAGCAGGTGTTCCGACCCTATCCTGACCTGCTGGTCTACGCTCTGGACGACGTCTACGGCGACGTGCTCGATCCGACCATCCGCCGCGAGGGCAATATTCGCCTTGGGCGCACTCGTCCTCCCGAGGTGGCACCGGTTGTTCAAGCTCCCGTTGCCCAGGCTCCTGTGCAGCACGTTCCAGCGGCCAGCCAACCGGCCCCTGCCCGACCTAGGGCTTCGGGCTTTGGCGCTCCAGCACCTAGGAGCAGCGAAAGCATCGATCCCCCTACAAATACCCCTGGGACTAGTTTTCCAGGGGTGCAACCGACAGGTGCTCCCGTAGTCCGAGAGACCCTGGCCAACCAGGACGACATGTCCAACGCGCTCAACCTGGTTATGCGCGCTCGTCAAGAGGCCATGCGCGGCGGTTCTGTTCCCCGCCCCGCAGGCAACTAATCACCTTTGACTGTTGACAGAACACACGCAGGAAGAAATTCCTGCGTGTGTTCCTTGCCCCCTTTTGCCTCAGGAGTTGTTACATGGCCAAGCGTAAGACGACCGCAGTTGAGCAGTTCAATAACAATGACTTTTTCGCCACGCAGCTGGCACAGCGAGAGAAGGAGAACTTCGACAAAATTGTGATCGGCCTTCCGCTGAATGCCATCAGCCTCCGTTACATATTCAGCAACGACGTGTTCCCATACAGTCGCGTGACTGAGCTGGTGGGCGTGTCCGAGAGCTGCAAGACAGCTTTGCTGTTTGAGATTTATCGGTGGCACATCTTCAACACCACCGACCTCGTTGCCTACGACCCGTCAGAGATGCACGGCGGCTACGTCCACAACCTGGTCGAGCCTCGCGACAGCCCAGACTTGCGCGAGTCGATTCTTCAACTTGGGCCGTACAGCCCCTACCCTGTCATCCAGAGCGACTCTGTCGAGGACTGGCAGAAAAGCTGCACGGACTGGGTCAAGAAGGCCGAGGAGCGTTTCGAGCTAGGAGCCATGCCTTACCCCGTGGCTTTGGGCGTTGACTCGCTGACCGCTGTGACAACCCAGGACGAGATGGACAAGACTTGGTCGCAGGGTTTCGCCGATCCAGGCTACTCCCAGATCGCGAAGTCTATCAACCTTTGGTTCAAGGTGTTTTGCAACAAGATGGCACGCTGGCCCGTGTCGTTCGTCGGTGTGAACCACCTGAAGGAACACAGGGCTGCTAATGGTGCCATCGACCGTAAGATTCCTGGTGGCACGGCCATCAAGTTCGCCTCGACCTTCCTGCTGCGCCTTTCGCGCAAGGACGACATTGAGACTCTGAACGAGAGCGGTCGCTACATCGAGATCGCCACCGAGAAGAACTCGTTGTCTCCAGCCAACCACGAGAAGCTCAAGGTTCGCATGACCTGGCGCTTCGACGAGAATGGCGAGCAGCAGACCATCTGGGACTGGCACGACGCTAGCATCGAGTTGCTTACCTCGTTTGACGCGACGCGCAAGCGCCGCATCTCCGAGATCATCAACATCGAGAGCGTGGACAAGAGCAGGCGCACCGCCGACTGTCCGACTCTCGGCCTGAAGAAGACCTCCTGGCACGAGCTGGGTAAGGCCATCATGGAAGAGCCCGAGATCGTCAAGGGCTTGGACCGGTTCTTTGGTGTGCGTAATCGCCGCAAGTTTGAGTTGGGCGTGCCCTACTGCGAACAAGTGGACAAGGCCAAGCTGGATGCTTCATATCTCGGCGGCCTGGACGTAGAGTCAGCGGACTGACAACGCTGGCTGACTTGAAACGCTGTAGCGCTTCTGGCGTTACAGCGTTTCTTCATTCACCTCTGGTTTTTCTGACCAGGAGAAGCCATGCCAACAGACTACAGCGACACTTTGTTCATTATTGGTAAGTGGCATACCAAAGTTTACGAGAAGGTAATCAAAAAGTACGAGCCTACTCCAGCAGAAAAAATAGTGGTGGAAGAGGCCGAAGACGACGAAGATGTCCAGCAAACCAAAGAAAACTATAGACGCGTCAGAAGCGAAGAGGCTAGGCAGCGAATGCGTATGCGCAAGCCAGGGCGCATAAACAGGCGAGGTATTGCCGACATGCGCTACGAGGGAACTGGATGGGCTTATCCTTTTAGGAAGTAAAAATGCTGCACAAGATTACACACGGCTATATGCGCCAGGTTTACGACCCACATACACGATCCTGGCTGTCTCAGCAGTTTGTCGTAGGAGACGACCTCATATGGGAAAACGAGGCTGGAGAGACAGTCGATATATCAGAGGTATCTGTTAAGGAGCCTTACTTGGCCTACCCAGACATTGACCTGACCGAGGATGAAGCACCGCCATACGACGGTACCTGTAAGGTGTGCGGCTCTGAGCACATCTCTGAAAGCACAGTTTACGAGAACACCTTTGACTGCCTGGACTGCCAGGCCAGGTTTAATGTCTAGTCGTACAAAAAGTATGTACTTGTCAATAAGTACCGAGGTTTTGTAACAGGGATAAAAGCAGGGGTGTGGCTTGCGCTGCACCCCTGCTCCGAACGGGTTCCCCATTCCCACGAGCAGTTTATCGCTTTGCGTTTAAACAAGCAAGCTGTTGAGGCTAAAGCACTTACGTGATTGTTTGGTAATTTTGGCCGCTCAGCTTTAAGGAAAGCCATGAAAATAACGGTAACCTTTACCTTGGTGGAAGCGGCCCACGTCCTGAGCCTGCTCAAGGACAACAAGGAAGAAGGGGTTTATTATGGTCCCAGGCAGCAATACTGGGATAGGCACGACCGGATCGTCAAACTTCTGGAGAAGGCAGCTGAGGAGACGATTGACGCGCCGCGTAAAAGCAATAAAGCGCTGAAAGGACAACTAAAATGACTTGGTATATTTGGTTTGCGCTGGGCATGTTTGTTGGAAGCTTCTTAGGCGTCATACCGCTTATTGTTTATGACGTCCATCGTATGAACATTAGGCTGGCGGATTGGCTTAAACCCAAAGTCTCAGAGGCTGACAGGCATGACCTTATCGCCCTGGCCAAAGGTTTAGAGCGGTCTTCGGACGATCCGCTGTACAGCGAGGAAGTCGAAGCGATCAGAAAAGCTATTCTTGAAATAGCTGAGGGAAAGCCCGTAACGGCTAGAAAGCTAGAGGATACACTTTGACAGGCTATTCAAAGAGCTATGCATGTTTAAATAACACGGAGTAACAACATGTCCGATGAACGTATAGCTCAATTAGAACAAGAAAACCAAAATTTAAAAGAGCAGGTAAATGCCTTAAGCACTATTCTAAAAGCCATCGGCAAAACGATTTCTGAGCAAGAGGCTATTTCAGAGCAAAGCGGCGCTCAGTTTGGCGGAACCTGTCCTTATTGCGGGACAGAGGACGTCTTTGAAGACGATGACGTTGGTGGTCTAGACCGATGCAACGGTTGTGGAAAGTATTGGTTTAAGAAGGAGCGGTGAGTGATTGCCGCAAATCGAAAATGGAAGCTTCTGAGTCTGCCTTCAAAACAATGTTCACAGCTTGCAATAAAAGCTGGGTAGAGCTAAAAGACTCAAAGGATTTGCTAATGCTTGAAAACGAAAACCTACAACACAAGTTAGCCGAGGCTAACGACAAGGTAGAAAAGCTGTCAATTGAGGTCCTGCGTCTGGAGTACATGCTTCGCCACCACTCAGCTGGCTGCGTGTACTGCGGTGGGTCCTCGTTTACTTTTGGTTTGGACGCAGACGGCAAAGCCCGTCGTTGCGAATGTGCCTGTCACAAGAAGAGTGGAGTAAGTCATGTCTAAGATCAATCGCGCCGACCGCCGCATCTCCAAGGCCTTCCCCGTTAACAGCCCGACAGACAGGACGACGCACATCAGCTGCACGCTGCGTTACTCGTCAGACAGCGGGTCTGAAAAGGCCTACGTTCTGGCAGTAGTGCCCATGCAGCGCTCTAACGGATTTGACGTGGTGATGGTCTGGTCGGGTTACAGTTTCAAGGTTTTGCTAGCCAAGCGGTTTAGTCGCGATCAGCTTGAGAAGATTTGGGCTGACCAGTTTCTTGAAGGCAGTGTTATGCGCATGCTGATAGATAAGGTTTGTGAAGAAACAGCAACTGGCGGAGTCAAGCTCGATGACTGATGACTTCTTCAGAGCCGAGACTGACGACAGCCATGCGTTTACCAGCGAGGAGAAGATCGTCAAAGCCATTCTCAAGGCTGCTGACGCTTCGCAGACTTTCAAAGGCATGCTCGCCGAGTGCCGTGAGGACACGGGCGTCAACGCCGTCAACTTGAGCTGGTTCGTCAACCGGTATCCGAGCTTTCCAATTTGGCTCGGCACCAGGCGCGTCGAATGGCAGCGCGACGTCTTCGGTACGCTGCTGAAGCGCTTCACGATGACTCCGTGCTACAAGGCTTGGGAGGAGGTCCACGACTCCAAGCCAGAGGATGAGGAGCGCAGCACGGGCTGCGTCTTCACGTGGCCGTCTTTTGGTATCTGCTGCATTCACCAGTACACTCCGTCGTACCTGGCTAACGCAGACGGTATCTGGATTACACGAAAGATGCCCAGCTCTGAGGAAAGATTTATAATCGAGCCTCTGTCTCAGTTATTGAAGACGCTGTCTTGGCAACTACCAGGGTGACCGATGGACAAGCAGATTGCCGTAGAGCTTCCAGAAGCCGTTTTTGACAAAGCCAAGCTAAACAGCTTGATGGACGTTTTGAACGATTTGGAGAAAAACACGTCTGTTTTTGTTCTGGATACAACTCAGCAAGTTTTGCTGAGCAACAACTTCACGACTATAAGCGGCGTCTCCAGGCTGACCTGGTTGGCGCTACGGCAATTCTGCAACGCCATGTCATCTGGGTTCTACAAGGTTGTGGCTGATCTGTGCGGCAGGAGTTTCAGTAAAAAGTCTGACAAGATTATTTACTCCAACATCGATGCCGTGTCTGTTTACAACATGGTCGCTAATAGGCGCTTCAGCCAGGGATTAGAACGCAAGCAAGTCATAAAGAATATAAGGACAAATGTTATTGAGACTTTGTTATCTCAACAGCATAGTCGTATACCTCTTTGTGACGCATACTCCTCGCTAGCCAAAATGCTAAAGGAGAATAAACGATGCGATACCTTACTAGAGGCGTCGCAGGCAAAGTTGTCAGGCAGAAAGCTGTTTGTTCAGGTAATGCCTACAAACTCAAACAAGTTTTACAGCTTGGACAGATTGGGTTTTAAGACTGGGTTTGTGTTTACGCACAGTGAATATGCGGCCAAGCATATTTCATTTCAAATCTGCATAAGCTTTGACTCGTTGGGTTCAGCCTTAGGTCCACCCATTCGATTCGAGAAGGGTATAGACGACTTTGGCCTTAGAATGAATGCGATGTTTACGGCCTGCTGTAACAGCATGAAACAGTTTGAAGGCTATAGGGTCGTCACGCTTCTTGAGAGCATGCAGGCCTTAAGACTGGGCTTTGTCGGTGAGTTTAAAAAAGACAAGTTGACAAAGTCAAAACTTGTAAAGAAACTGTGCCGTGCCAAACTTAAACCGAAAGTGGCTGACAAGGTCATCACTTCCTTGCTTATGTCTGGCGCGTCCAAGCATTCGATATCAAGTCTAGCTAGCAGTAGCTACGAAAGTTGGCCCAAGAAAAATCACTTGGACCTGTTCGTAGCTCTACTAGCGGAAAGCGCCAACCCTATTTACGATAGACCTGCTCAAGACAACATAGAGCAGGTTGCATTCAAGTTGTTGTCAGGAAAGTTGAAGCTCCATCATGAGTGATACCGCAGTAGTCGTCAAAGAAACCAAGCCCGTTGCGATGAACGAGAACCTTTTCAAGGTTTACGAGCAGGAGCTGGCTGAGCGCAGCATCATGTTGCGTCGCAACCTTCGCTTTCACCGTGACCGTGGCAAGGTCATCAATCGCGTCAAGAACGGCCGAAGTCTTGACGGTAAGACAGCCGTGGACTACGGCCAAAATCCTGTCGAGATTCTGGCCGACAGCCTGGGAGTGAGCCGATCATACGCCTACAAGCTGGCCACGTTCTATGAAATCTACCAGGACAATGACAAGTTCCAGGACCTGTTGGACAGTTTTGACAACAGCAACTTCGACCTGTCCTGGTCTCACTTCAACTGCCTCGTCCATGTCAACGACGAGGCGTTGCGTGAGGAGCTGATCGGCCAGGCGCTGGAGAACAAGCTGTCTGTTCGCGCCCTGCACGACCTGCTGAAGAGCAAGCGCATCACCGTCGATGATGACGAGGTTCTGCCTGAGTTTTCCGACGGGGCCGATGCCGCACTTCCGACTGCCACCGGTCCCGTCGAGATGTCCCAGCCAGCGCACGAAACCAACGAGGACTATTCCGAGGAGGAGTCTGAGGAGCTGCCCGAGGAGCACGCCACCGACGGCGGCGACGATTGGGTGTCCACTGACGGACCCAAGGTGGTGCTGCGCAAGCTGGTGACAGCTGCCGCCAAGTTTGGCGATAAGCTGGTCGAGCTTGTAGGTGACCTCACCATCGCCACAGCTGAGATTCACGGTAGCAGCTGCGAGAAGGAAGTCTTCAAGGGTTTCGAGTCTTCTGTCGAGGTGCTGGAGTCCTTGAAGGGGCAGGTGGGTGAGTACCTGGACCAGGTCCAGGCGATACAAAACCGCCTGACTTCCGAGAAGCGCGCCAAGTAGGAGAAGCTATGTCAGACAGAAAATTCACTGTCTGTGTGCTTCTCTACGGAAACTACCCAGACCTGGCCCGCAGATGTCTCGAGCCTGTTTTCGAGCTCTGCGGGTCCGGTCGGGTGGACCTGCGCATAGGCATGAACGAGGTTTCTCAGGAGACTCGCGACTACGTGGCGGATAGCGCCCCGTCTGAAGCCGAGATTATCTCAGCCGATCCTCAGATACTCAAGTATCCAATGATGCGCAGGCTTTTCTACGACAAACCTGTCAGCACGGACTACGTTATGTGGTTCGACGATGACTCATACGTCAAGGCTGACAACCTTTCTGACTGGCTTGACTCTGTAGAAAAAGCCATGTCTTCATGCGATATGCTGGGTTCTGTTTACACGATAGGTTACACGCCGTCGCAGAAGCAGTGGTGTGTAAAACAGCCTTGGTACACAGGCAAAACTATTCCAGACAGGCCGCAGTTCGCTACAGGCGGCTGGTGGTGTATAAAGACACAGGTCCTGAACACATTTGGCTGGCCCATACCAGAGCTACAGCACTGCGGTGGAGATGTGGCTCTGGGCGTTCTGCTGCATCAACACGGCTTGCGCCTCAAGCATTTCAGGGAAGGCGTTGCGATCAATGCCAACTCTGAAGGCAAAGAGTCCGCTGCCGAGCGCAGGGGAGCCAGCAAGACAGCCAAACCGATAGGTAGGTTGTAACCATGGAAGATCAAACTACTGAAATAAAAAAGTATTTTGATATATCGGAGACTAAGACTCGTGTCACCAAGCTAAAACAGACTTTTCGGGATTACGTCGGTCTGACCCTCGACAAGGATCAGCTCAAGTCTTTGATGAAGCGGTCGCTGGAGGTGCTACCGCAAGACCTATCCATGGTCAAGATACAGGACTCTATGGCTCACCTGTTCGGCAGGCCTCTCACCGAGCAGGTTCTCAGCGAGACGGCCTGGCGGTTGGCTGGCAACACCGAGATGCTGCGACGAGGCGAGATTATCACGCAGGACATCTCCGTGCGCAAGGCTGGCTGGTGCGCCGTGCAGGTCACCTACTGCCGACCTTACCTGCGCAACGCCAAGTCCAAAGACAAGAGGCAGCGTGGCTGTATTCTGACTTGCTTCATTTTATGTGGCCACGCCGCAGGCATCACCATCGACAAGTTCATGTCCCTGAAGCACCTGCGCTACATGGCCGCTGACCTGGGGTTCACGCCGCCGTTCAAGAACATGCCGTTTCGCGACGAGCGCGAGCTGTTCGGAATGCGCTTTGGCGCTCTCTGCACGCCCGACCTGGCCAGGGACAACAAGCCCAGCTTCAAGGAGGTCTGCGTCACCACCTCGATGCAGAAGTGGAACAAGGACATCATCAAGCGCAGGTACAGGGAAAACTTCAACTGCCCGCTGGACAAGACAGCCGAGCAGCTTCCGTGCTTTCGCTGCTGGCGCGGCACGGAATCCTGCCTGGCCTCTGTTCACGTCAAAGACTTTGAGAGCGATTTCTGTCAATACTGCGGCAAGGAATCGGTGTTCGATCCCTTGTCCGTGGGTTATGCCGTTGACAAGTGCGTCAATTGCCAGCGGCACGAGGATACGACTGGCGCATATCTTTTCAGGAGCTTTACCGAGAATGCTGACGGAAATCGACCCGCTGAATGACGAGCGATCCCTGGTCAGGCTTGAGCGGGTATCTGGGGCCGACATCGATGTCGTCAACTCCGCTCGCGTCAGCCACGCCAAAAAGGTAGATGCCATGACGGAGCGCGATGAGAAGCTGATGCGCTTTCTCATCGAGCACAAGCACGAGACCCCCTTCGAGCACAACCAGCTTGTGTTCGAGGTCAAGGCTCCGGGTGGCAAGGACATCGAGCTTGAGTTCTACCTGCCCGTTCGGATGCGCAGGCAGTCTAAGTCCAACCGACAGGCTTCTGGTGAATCGTTCGTCGATGAGTCTTTGACTCTGGCTGTTCTGGCCACTTATTCAGCTTCTGCTGGAGCCTACAGGAAACTGATAGAGAACGGTGTTGCCAGGGAGTTAGCCAGAGTTGTATTGCCAGTAGGCATGTACAGCTCAATGTGGGCCACATGCAACCTGCGTTCTCTGATGCATTTCTTAGACCTACGACTTAGCTCAGACGCCCAGTTTGAGATAAGGCAGTACGCTAAAGCTATGCTTAAGCTTGCAGAACAGCATTTCCCTGTTACTATGTCTTTGTGGCGCGAGCTGCACGGATACAATAGTGACGGAGAGAAAGGCTAGGTTTGCCGTGGTAATGAACATCAAGGGGCACGTTGACACACGCAGATACAACCCGAGCAGAGACATAGCTTACGCTTGGCCTAATCTTATGCAGGCTGCTCTGGTTGCTTTTGAGAAGGAAAAGGGAGAGCCTATTACGGCATTCCTTATCCAAGAGTTCAACATCAACGACCGCGACCTTGGTGAGCTCATTCAACGCTACGCCAACTACTTCAAAGAATGTTTGGCTCAGGGCGGCAAGGAATACAAGCGCCCTGAGGATGCACTAGCGGCCTGTGGCTTTTTTGACCTGCCCGTCAGTCACCAGGCGGTGATTCTGACCAGGCTGGGTCAAGTAGCCACAGGCGCTTTCTTTTATGCTGTGAGAGATGTTTACATCGATTCCAACGATCCGCCCTATAACGACGCCAAGATCGTTGAAATAGGCAAGCAGGCTAAAGAAGCTTTTATCAAAAGGTCCAGGCTTAGGTGGTACCACTACGTGCTTAAGCCGTGGAAACTTTTTGCGTAAAGGACTTCAACAATGAAACCTGGAGAATGGCTCAGGTACGCCCAGACACGTCTCGGGCCGTTACCTGACAGCTACCTCGTATTTGACATCGAAACCACAGGGCTTAACGTCAACGTTGATTTGCCTGCCCAACTTGGCTGGGCAATCATCGAGAAAAATAAGCTGGTGGACACAGGTGCCAGGTTTATGAACTGGGCTGCTAACTGTTCCAGCGAAGACTACAGCTGGCTGGTAAACAGGATAGCCACAACCAAGCGTCAGTTTGAGTTCAAGAACGGTTACGCCACGGGCAGCGTTTACAGCGTATCCATGGAGCGCATGGCCGAGGGCGAGAACCCAGAGCAAGTTCTTTCTGAGTTTTATAGGCTGTTTTCTGAATGTCGCAAAAACGGTTTTGGGTTTATAGCCCATAACGGCTTGCGTCATGACCAGCCCATATTGGACAGGGTTATAAGCGACATGTCGGGAGGCGAGATGCGGTTTCGCTTCAAGCCTGACGACTATTTTGACACCCTGTCCATCGAGAAAAGCGTCCAGATATTTCCAGACATCGACCAAAACGAGTCATGGCTGGACTTTGCTCGCAGGGCTTACCACCTGGGCGGGCATAAAGTAAAAGGGTCGCTTGACCGACATTGCGCGGTCAAGTACGACTTACCTAACAAACACGGACTCAGCATGGAGAAGGCCCACGAAGCTGACTTCGACTGCGTTCTGACACATCATCTGCTTCAAGAATATAAGCAGCTGGCTACAACAGAAAGCTAGGTAGAGCGTGCCCAAGTACAACATCTCCAGCGATCCTTGGGTTTTCAGAGAAGGGCTTAACACCAAAAGCGATAAGACCAATATCGTTCTTGGCTTGGACTTGGGCACAAACTGCGGATACAGCTACTGCTACGTTCGCGAAGGCGAGCTGATAGTTCCAGAAAAACTGGACATGCATATCGGCCAGTGGGACCTGTCAGCAGGTCCCTACGACAGCGGAGCCATTCGTTTCGCTCGGCTTAGGCAGTTTCTGCATGCGTTGAAACCAGACTTGCTGGCTTTTGAAGATGTGCGTTACACGCCTTCCGAGAAGCTTACTAAGTTCAACATGCATGCAATTCTGGCCAGAGCCGCCACGTCCTGCGAGTTCTTCGGAGCCCTCAAGGCCACGGTCTGCACGTGGGCCGAAGAGAACAACGTACCCTGCGGCAGCTTTCCCATCGGTACCATCAAGCGCCGAGCGACTGGGAAAGGTAATGCCAACAAGTCTGACATGATCAAGGCTTGCAACACCCTGTTCCGCACTGAGTTTGATCCAGAGAACTACGAGACTGCTGGATTTGACAACGCTGCGGACAGCGCCTTTGTGTGTTTGCTCACCATGGAGCATTACGCCAACGGATTGACTTTTGACACAATCTCACAAGAAGTGGACGAAACGACGACATGACTTACTTCATCGGTCACACAACAGCTACTGCCGAAAATGCCAGCGACTACTTGTCTGAGGTCAAAGCCCCCAGGAATTACAAAGACCAGGCCAAGATCGACGAGTATGTAGAGAAGGCTGTGGCTGAGCAGCTATCAACTGCCTCCTCCAAACCCTTCACCGCTCAGGTGAAGGAGATTTATCTCATGCAGGTGGACAAGGACGGCGTGGTCAAGGAGTCTCGCTGGTGGAACGGTCCCACCGCAGTAACCGACTTCACCACCTTTGCGCACGCGCACTTCAACGGCGACGCAAAAGTTTTCTTGATGAACAGCAGCAACTTCATGCGAATTGCTTGCTTTGAGTCGCTGCGAATCAAGCCAAACCCCTTTGCTCTTCTGTGGCTTCTGCACGACAGCCGCGTGCGCAACTGCGTTTACGACCTTCCCAAACTGTTTCTCAATACTGTTGAGGAGCAGTCCAGGATTGGCGTGTTTGGTCTCTTCAAATATTATGGCGTAAGCCTAACCATAGACGATTTGGCCAACGTCAAAACTCAGGCTGAAAAGCAGCATGAGCTTTACAAAGCCATCGGTCTTAACGAAGAGATCGTTAAAAACTTCGGCAGCAACGGCTAAGCATGGACGGAAAGCTTCCTGAGCCTGAGGGAATCTGCATAGCCGACTCCTTGTCGGCCCAGGAGCTTTCCAACCTTCCAGCTATAGATCGGGCTGGTATCTCCCTGAAGTTGTCTGACATGCAGTCAGACTTTGTTTTCTTCAACCACGGAATCCTCTTCACCGAGATCAGACTGGATACGGACCCCGTACAGGAGTTCGTATACCGGTCTGGTCAGAGCGATTCCGTGTTTTTTCTTAGCTATGACAGGCCTCTGTTCAGGAACCTGGTCAACCCGTTTTGGAACAGCGTTATATTTGGCTGCAAAAAAGAGCTGTGGCCTGCTTTGCGCACGGCTTTGAACAGCATTCTTTTCAAGGCTTTGGACAAAAAAGTTTATTCCTGCTTTGTGCAGAACGTCTATCTGCCAGACCCCTACCTGTGGAACGGCTCCACGGAAAAGATCACAGTTCCTTTATCTGACTGGGGCGACCTGTGCGAAAAAGCAGATAGGGGCTTGAGCGGTGACGCGCGTTATTCCAGCGTCTCTTTTCCTAACTATCCTACCGCCGCCAAAATCTACGTTATGGGCGTGTCTGGACCAGACCGTCTGGCTTACATGAAGTCTGGTTTAAAACCGTATATTGTTTATGATGACCCTGAACCTGAGACCCTGGCTTTGCAAGAGGCTATAAACAACCATGTACCAT